ATACTATAACTTGAACCTACTAGAACTTCTGCTGGAATATCGCATGAATCGTTTTTATCTAATTTACATGCATACTCTACTCCCTTATAAAAAAAAGATGCAACTTTTATGCATCCATCCCAGTCTTCGTTGAACTTAAATTGAGCTCTTAAATATCCTTTTGACCCAGCTTTGACACCACTATGATTGCCAATAGGCTCAAGTCGCTGACCTTCAACTTTATAAGACAATGTTCGCATTTAGTTTTCACCCTTTCTTAATAAATTTAAATATACTTTTATACAGCATTTAAAAGGACTCACGAAACTATTAGAATACTTTTACCGAAAGGAGTAAATTGTAAATGGAGTAACCACAGCGGACTTATGAAAACGAAAGCAACAAAACACGTATAGGGAAATATAAATAGCCTCGTGGTCCCTCTTAAATGCTGTATAGAGAAATAGGCCGAGGCGAAACACCCGGCCAAAATATAAATGGTTTCCTCAAATTTTCCCCCGGAGAATTTTTGAGGGCCGCCGCGATGTGGGTAGGGGGTGCGATTTTCGGAGACCCCCCACTATCCTAAAAATATTTTTTAAAATTTTATTTTCAGTTTTCATCGCTTTTGAAACAAATTTAATCAAAAATATTTGAATTATTCTGCTTCTTTTTTAACTTTTTTGTAAATGTTCATGAAATCATATTTAATAATTTCATCAATTGCTCTTTCAATCTCTTCTTCATTCTCTTTGTCAGAGAGTTGATCAGATGTTTTAGCAATTCTATCTAAGTAAGCACAACTGTTGTAACCTTTCTCAACATCAAACAGAAACCATAAATCAAACTGTGTGAAAGGATCAAAAGGATTGTCAACTGTTGTTAACATACATTCATTCGTCATTGTCGATTCACGCCTTTCCGTTTAAGTACTTTGATACAGTCGATGTTGATAGGCCAAGAGCTTGTGCTATCTCTGCTGTTGTATGACCGGAAGCTTTCATGGTACTGATCTTATTAGCTTTAGCTGTACTGATAGATGTAGTAGAACGAGGTGTAGCTCTTTCTCTAATCTTATCTATATCAGTATTATCTAGTATCTTTTTAAGTATATTTTCGCTAACAGCACCTGCTTGAATAGCTTCCCATTCCTTATCAGAGATCTCAATTGATACTCGTTTAGCGCCAACTTTATTTCTAGATGCGGTTAAAGCTCGTTGACCTATTTTCTTTTGCTCTTCTTTAGTCATGTCAGGATTATCTTGTTTCTTAGCTTTAACAATAGCGTTAGCCATAACCTGGGCTTGCCTTTCTCTAGGAGCATTTTTTAAAGCTATATTTAGTTGTGCTTTTAAATGGTCAACTTCTTTTTTATATGTAGCGTTGGCCGTAGAAGAATATGGAATCCTACCTGTACTAACCATTTCCTTACGGGCCTGATTACCTAAGGACTTCATTTTATTAGCATAGTCAGCATATAGGCGTTCCATAGGAGTATCAGCATCAGAAATAAGAGTGCGGGCATCATTAGTCTCTGCCATCTTTGTACTCTTCTGGGTACGTATCTGTACCTTACCATTCTTATCAATATACTCCTCGTGTACTTCCTTATATGAAACCTTACCAGTCTTAGGATCAATCATAGGACTGCCTTTTCTTTTAAGAACTTGAGTCTCTGACTTGGCTCTAGAAATAAGAGTTGATGCTCCTTCATGGTATCTACCATCTGAACCAATATGACCTTGGTATTTCTTTCTTAAAGCAGCAATATCGTTATCGATCTCACTTTGCTTATAGTCAAGCTTGTGTTTTGCTGCATCAATAACAACCATGCTATGACGAACAGCCTTAGCTAATTCATCTGGCTTTGCACCTTTCAATGTCATATCTGTAATGAGATTAGAAGCAACACCCATTTGTTTCTGTTTATACTTCTCACTCATCAGACGATACTCTTTACCATTACGATAAAAATGTTCGACACCATGCGAGTCAACCTTTACTTCATCAGCACTGTAACTATCTTTAGGATCAAATCCTTTAAGACCTTTTAATGTTGGTGTAGAGGTAATCTTAATCTTACCTCCTGTTGGAATAACCATAACAGTGTCACCATCAAAGTCAGCGCCAGATAATCTTTCAGCTACTTTACTGTTAATACCTACAGCATCACTTGAAGTTCTACCTATTACGCTCTTGCCTTCGGCTAATTTATTATTAACAGTTAATATAGGAATCTCAAATGTACCACCATGAGGATATCGAACTAGAGCTACTTGCTCACCATTCTTATAGTTAGGAGCATATATCTCATTATCCTTTGCTGATGTCATTGGTAAAATAACATGATACTTTTGTCTAGGTAAAGCCGCTGCCTGTAAATGAACAGCTGCTGAATCGCAATCATTAGCAAATGTATCTAACAATTTCTTCTTAACAGTAGGATTATTAATTGAACAAATATCTTTAAACTCAGATACTTTGTCATACTCTGCTAAGTTCAACTGTCTCTTTGCTAAGGATACGTTTTGCTTAGACAAGAACTGAGATGGAATAGCATCCTTCCATTCGCTCCAGTCGGATTCATCAGCTCGCTTATTAATAAGAGACAGATGTTCTTTGCCATCTTTACCAATATAGTAGCTTTGACCGCCATGTTCCTTAATAAGAGAACCGAATGGATTGTCAGGATCATCCTTAATATCCTTAAGAACTTTACCCATTGGTGTTCCTTGTTTTTTATTAGTATTAAAAATAACATCTACACCATCAGGCATGTCATCAGAATATACAGCCATACCTTTTATGTACTTCTTACCGTCAACCATAATACGAACTTGAGCATAATGTGCATTACCTAAAGATAAATCGTCTACGCCTCTTCTTAGTTCGACAACGCCATCTTTTTGAAGACCGCCTTCTTCGGCATAGCGAATCTTAAGACGCTTTGAATTTAAGCTTTCAGGATATACAAATCCCTTCTTAAAGGTCTCGCCATCATCGTAAGAAATATAATCCCTGACAGAATTAATCTTGTCATAGTCATAAATATCTTTATGCTTAGTTCCAGGTGGACAAATAACTTTAAGGTTTGTTTGCTTACCAGGATTGGTAGCTTGTGGAACGCCACCGCCATAAACCGGATATCCTTCCATCTCAAGAATATACAACGCTTGATTCAACTTTTCTTTAGATATACCGAGTTCACGCTCAACACCAGTTCCGACATCAATCATACCTTTTTTATCGATCTGATCTTTAAGGAAATCAGCTGTCTTCCTAGCTTGATTCATACGAGCTTCAGAACCTTCATTAAGTAATGATCTTACAGATGAATCGTTATTATAACCCATCTTTTCTGCAATCTCATTTAACGAATATCCTTTTGCTCTGAGTCCTTTAGCAGTCTCAACTTCCAAAGCTCTTCTTTCATCTTTAGCCAATGATTTTTGAGTTCTAAACTGAGTTGTTGTAAGACCCATACTCTTAGCGATTTCTGTTTCACTGAGACCTTGCTTTTTTAAAGTTTCAGCTCTACTAAGAAAATCGCCGCTATGCTGATAAGGGTTTTCTCCTGAACCCCAAGGATATCTACCAGAACGCTTTGGCGTTCCGTAGTGTTCTAATGATTCTTCATCAGAACCGCATCCATAATAGGATAGAATATCTTCAGCAACAGGATTCATAGGATCAACCCTCCCTTAATTTAATATTTGTTATAATCTTGTCAAAAGATATAATCTTATCAATGATAGGAACAATATCTTCAGCTGTTGGATTATGATATAAAACATTGTCCGATTGATAGAGCCTAAGCTCCATATCAATTTCAGACGGTTTAACTTTATATTCCAAACAAAAAAGAGCAGCGTAGATCATAAGCTGCTCCATGTGTGCTGGTATTACGCCAGTCTTTAAATCATGAATTCTTAGCAAACCATTTCTAAAAGAAATAGAATCGGCTGTACCAAAACAATTCTCTGAATAATATAAGACTTGCTCTGGTGTCATCTTAAAGCCGATTGCATCATTCACATACATATTTAAAGTCTTTTTAGACTTTGGAAGTTTTTGCCCAAGTTTAATACATTGAGCTGCAAAGTCATGTAATTCTGTTCCTCTTTGAACAGCGAGAAACTTAGAATACGAATCAGCTACTTTATCAGCATCGTAGTTGATCCAATGATATTTGCTAGCTCCTAAAAATGCATGTTTACCTTCGAGCATTGAATGATTGTTGAAGTTCATGTAATACCTCCGCTTTATTTTCAGGATAGATGATACGAGAAAATGACATCTTGTTCATCAGGTCCACATAATATTCTTGGTTTGGACGTTTCCTAGCGTTCGCGAATTTTTTACATTCCAAAGAGGCCCACTTATCTTTATACAAAACGAGTAAATCAGGAATACCCTGAATTTGGTCCATCTTGAAAATCATGCAACCTGGAAATATAGTTTTTAGATCTTTTATAAGCTTGTCTTGAAAACCGCTTTCCAGTCTAGAACTTCTGGCCATTAACAATGAGCCTCCTTTCTTCAAAAATAAAAAGCCTTAGACCTCAAGACATCCCTTATGGTGGGAGCTCTACTATCTAAGACTATGTTTATAAAAATAAAAAGAGAAAGCAGATATTTTACTTCTCTCTCCATAAAAGGGCATGTTTTTTTCGCGAAGCTAAAAAATAGAGATTGTTACTTGATGCTACAAATTTCTTCAAGTCTATCCGGATAGATATCTTTATCAACTTTTATGCTTGGAAACGCATCAGCTTTTAAAATAATTGATACTGACATATCTCCTGCATAATGTTCATCACCAATAATGCTCTCAGCATTTTTAATAATAGTTTCAGCACATGCTTTTAATTGTTCGATACGTGCTGTACGATCAAAGTTAACTATACGCATATGTGTCATTTGTGATTACTCCTTTTTAATAATATCTAAACTGATCTATTGAACAGTCTAGTGCTTTTGCAATTTTATCAATGACATAAAAAGATGGACTATTAGTACCTCTTACATAACAGCTAATATTTGATTGAGCTATTCCTGTTCGTTTAGATAGCTCTTGCTGTGTAACGCCTTTGATTTGCATCATTTTTCTTAGACGATAACTAAACTCTTTAGTACATTCTTCTTTAGATAATTCGTGTGGATCATCTGGAAGATTTCTAATTGTTCGGTCAACATCGTCATACAATATAAAACTACCGTCCGTCAACTTTACTATCAACTCGCATGGAATATTACTTGTAGTGAAACTAACAGCATCTTCTGCAAACAAGGGAAAATATTGTTTAAAGTTCGTATACAGACGTTCGTCCATAACTTCCATAAGCTTTTACTCCTTTCTTAGTCAAGAATATGCTTGTGGCCAAAAGCCCACTTTTATCGGCCCTATTCTTTTATTTTTATAAATTATAGTATATTTACTATAATTTATTATTTTTTAAAGAATTAAAGAAAAAAAGTGGGCAAGTGGGCAGAGAGCACTCAAATATACAAGATATTGTATAAATAGCCCAATTTTAGCCCAAAATATACAAGATATTGTATAAATCAGGCCAAATTAGGACCGTTTCAAGCCCACTTTTATCTCTCAAACTTGGGCAGAAAGTGGGCAAATGGCCATTTTTGTCAGCAAAATATCATTACCAAATAGTCGTGGCCAAATTAAAAGTGGGCAAAGCCCGGATTTTTAAACCCAAAAGTGGGCACAGAATTGCCAAAATTACTTAATAAATGTCTTTTTTTTCAAGACAGCACATACCCAACCGGACGGAATTTCAAGCCAAATCTCGTCTGTTTTTTTCTTTACAGAGACTGCTGTAACCTTTGTACCCTTCTTAAGAACAGCATAAAGACCAGCTTTGGCATTCTTTTTACCGTTAGCAGTGAGCTGTGGACGAAGCTTTTGACCGAAGTTAGTACCGGCACCTTTACGTACTTTAACGTCAAAGAGCAAAGTATAAGTGCCACCAACTTTGTATGTGGAGGTCTTTTTGGTTTCGGTCTTCTTTGAGCTGTCTGACTTCTTTGTCTCAGTCTTCTTAGTATCTGACGGAAGGTTCTTACGATCCTTTGGCCTCAGTACGCCAGTAATTACAAACTGAGAATATTGCTTAGTTCTGAGAGTCATGCCTTCACCGTTACCGCCAGCGTTCTGATCATAGTATTTGATCTTACCGCCCTTGGTAGGTTCAGCTACGATGAAAATATGGCCAGCTGTTCCAGAGGTTCTCACACCGATATCGCCGGCCTTAAGTTCACCGTCTTTATAGTGGCATGTTACGAAGTCAAAGTTCTTTTTAAGCCAAGCACTGCTGTTTCTCTCAGTCCAGAACTGTTTAGCATATTTAGGCCAGAAGCCAATCTTAAGTCCAAGGCATTTGTTGATGAAGCAGTTTGCAAGGTCTACACACTGTACACCATAAGCTCCGTCAAAGTCTGTTTTCTTTCCGTTGTAGGTTTTTACCCATTCATTAAATTTCATAATTGTTTCCTTTCATCAATTACATATGTATGTTGGTTTATAGACGTACAAAAATATCAAACACATTCCATTAAAATCCCTCCTTAATAAAATGCGGGCAAGCGAAGCATAGAGATATCTCGTGAGGATACTCCAATCCCCATTCACAATGTTCGTTTGCAGGCTTAAATATAAACTGATGTTTAATCTTGCATCGTAATGGAATTTTTGGTGTGTTGGTCGAGGTGTATGAGAAGCTATTCATTTGTCTCATTCATCCTTTCCGATGATCAACTCAGAATACGGCAGACTCTCAATCCACTCCATAAATCCAACAGACCATTCGTCTAATTTATGGTTCTTACGAGACTTATAGATGTTAGCCAAAACCTCGTAATTAAGCATGACGGTTCGACGCTGATTATAGCTGCTAGGAAGAAGCTGGATCATCTGCCACCAGTATTTTTTGTCTTTAGTTAAGAGATACAGTTTTCTGAAATGATTCAGACATTCAAGTATATTTAGGAGAACCCCACGTGACGTATGATATATGCCGTCCAAATATACAGACTCGTTATCTTTGGAAGTAGTCACATCGATCAGATGCTCACAACTAAAATCATCCAGCGTAAATTCCTTCTCATGAATCTTGTGCATAGTTGAGCAAGAGTTAGCAACAGTACCAACCTTATATGTGTCAAATTCTTTCCACCAATATAAAGGTGCAGTAATATCAACATATACAGTAATCATTCGCATGAACTTACGATGATCTATACCAGCATTGCGAAGACGAGTCATGAGGTCACGGTCATTTGGCCCAATCAAAAAATTATGTTTTTCGGGACATCCTTCAGCGTTCATTGTTATTATATACATTTTACTATCTGATTTATCCCAACTATTCATAGGATTTCTTAAGCCGTGAATAATCGCCATCCATTGCTCAGCAGAAGGCGTAATAGTGTTTTTGAATTTAATCATCTTTGTTCTCCTTTTCAAGTATGCAGTCTTTTATGTCAACCCATAGAAATCTACCATCGTATGAGCTGCATACAAGAAAACGATATCTTGTAGTATCAATAGCATAAACCTTAGAAATACCACAATAGTCTCCATCATCATAATATACTTTAAAATCTAGCATGATTTTTCTCCTTTTCTTCACAACTTTTTAAATTATTTAAAGAAGCTTTTAAACGGTCACTACGACGTTTGCGATCAAGTTCTGCATAAAAACTGTTGTCAGTAGTTTGATTTGCAATGCATATTTTTGTTAATTCAAAAGCATCATCGTAATCAAATCCTGCAAGTCTAAAACTCTTATATAAATCAAATACTTCTTTTGCATATGCTTCATAATATTGTTTATTGTTCATCCTTACTCTCCTTTAACTTATCAGCCATTTCCTTTCTATTCATATATTCGCTAAAACTGATTTCTCTCCAACCATTATCAGAAAGGTGCCGTGTATTATTAGAAAGGCCTTTAAAATATCTTTTGACATCTTTTATACCATCATCTGTTTGATAATACATAATTCCAACAGTATCAAAGTCACCGTTCCCAGGTTCTGCAAGAAAATCCTCACAATATACTTTAATGGTATTTCCTGGCATATAAGGAAAAGTTATAGGAAATTCTTTTTGCATAACATCTCTAATAAGGCCTAATGAGTATGAAATGCCACTATGAATATCAATGCCAATGAATTGATCGTTATCGTAATATTCGATTCTACCATCATCATAAATATACTTAAATAATGATGGCATTCTAAGGCATTGCATCACAGTATGATTAGCATATCGCTGTTTATACATATCCTTCCAAATGTCATCAGTATCTTCGATAGGTGTTAAAGGTTTATTATCCATAAGCCTCTTTAAAATATATCCAGTCATAGCCCAACTAAATCCTGAATGACCGTCTTCGTCCAAACTTTTATAAGCTTTTAATGCACTCTGATAACAAGCACAACCGTAATCCCATTCTCCTTTTTTAAGACCCGGATGTTCTTTTTCACATGCAATTTTTACTTCGTTTTTAGCCCAATCTAACATATCCATAGTTATTTACTCTCCTTATGAATCTTCAAGGTTCCGTCTTTATTGTATAGTGGTGTTACTCCATTACCGATAGCAATATAACATATACCAGTATCCTTATCGTAAAATGTCTCATAAGGATAACCAGAAGCAGAAAGTCTATATGTGTCAATAACACAAATATCACTACCTATACACCAGCATCTAGCTGCCGGCGTTGGCAATTTATTAAAATAACGGTTGATCAAATTTTTAATTCGTTTTTTCATAATTTGCCTCCTGCATGTCATTCAATGCCGTTTGATAAAGCTCGTCTAACAATTTTCTCGCATGTCCGTCAAGTGTACATTCATCAAGAACCTGACCAATTGTTCCAGTAACAAGTGTGGTTGTAATCATACCAGCAATGCCTATGTCGGGTGTTAAAGATTCTTTTGAATCATTTATTTCTCTCTGCGGCGCTTCCATAAAATCAGTAAGTGCCTGCATGCAATCAGGACATAGGTCATTCTTTTTTGATGTAGCACCAATGTGTCCATATTTATCAGCAACAATTACCATGCATGAATTAAAGTCATAATAGTGCTCATACAATTTACCGCATCGATCACATTTTTTAGCTAATGCCATAATTTGCTCCTTTCAAAATATCAGTATATTTACCGATAAACTTTACCTGTCTTTTTATCCTTCAGGACAATACGACCCTCAACTTCAAACCCTGCCAATTCGCATATAGTAAATATAGTTTCTATTACTTTGTGATGTGCATGGTTCCTTTCTCGCTTCTTACGTTCTCTTTCAGCGTCTACATGCGCAATTGCATCGTGAGCCGTATGATCAATATAGCCAGAAGGATTACGAAGAGGGTTATTGTCCTGGTTACTAAAATATTTTTTCATATGTACCCCTTATCGATGATGGTATATCCAATCTCGTCTGAACTGTCTCGTTTCTTCAGTTACAAACTCGACTGTATAAAATACATGCCCACAATCGATACATTTCTTTTTTCTATATGTTTCTTGAGTATCGTCGTTATGTACAATATCAGAAACTATTATTTTTCCGTTACACTTAGGACAATTCATAGCCATTCATCCTCATGTATATCTGGATCATCAAAATCCGAATAATCTAGTGGTCTTACATAATCGTTTTTAATGATCGAGAGATATGCATTATATGTAACGATAATAGCGCCGATAATGATGGCTATAAATATAAGTGCAGCGATAAATAATTTTAAGAACAGCATGTCTGCATACCCCTTTCACGAACTTCTGTAACTTTAGTTCCATAATCGTCGAATTTAAAGCTGGTACGAAGATGATAACCCTTTTTTTTGTCGCCATACTCAACAGAAAACCAGCGATGAGGGGCATTAATATATGTAATAGTCCCTACAACCTGGTCAAATTTAGCTGTACGTCTGTCAAGTACTCCCATTATGCTGATATCTCTCAATGGATCGAATTTTACTTTTTGTCCAATCTTAATCATAATATGTATTTCCTTTCAGTTTTTAAAAAAATATAAAGAGCCCGTCCGTAGACGAGCCCTAGATTGACTTAAATTTATACTTCGATAATGACAGAGTCTGCATCCACATAATCTCCATCAGCACGAATAGGTAAAAGCATTCCGATACCCAAATCATTTTGGATAACCATCGGTCTATTTTTACCGTTGAAATATACTTCGATTTCCTTACCCTCGTCGATCACGCCGTAAGTAATATCAACTAAGGCAATTCTAAAATATGAGTCGTTATATCTCATAAGATAGTTGTTATTGAAAATCGCATTTTTAGTATACTTATAGCCTTTACTTTTTGCTTCTGCTAGAACTTTATTAAAATTGATTGTACCGATATCTCCACTGCGAATAATTAATCTAGTGACATCGGGATATCTTTCTGGCTCATTACACATCTCAAGTTCTCCGCAAGATTCTTTAGTTAATACTAGAGAATATGCATTAGTAAAGGAGTTATACTTCTCACCCTCGAATTCTACTTCACAAGGTTTTGTGAGAATGGGCCTTGAATCACTGATAGTTTTCAAATATCTTTTCATAGCTGCATAACGTTTCTTTTGACTAGGATTAGCTTTTAAAGAGTCAGTATACACCTCATCTTTCAATGCTTCTTTTAATTCATCAATCCGTCCGTTGTTCAGCATTTCTAATACTTTCGTATTTTTCATTAGTTTCCAGCCCCTTGTAGGTTTTTAGCTTTGTCGTAAATATCGGATCAATATCCATATAAGCCATAGACCGCCAGTCAAGAACACCATGACAAAGTCAAATATCAATCCCAACATGCTCCGTTTTTTCATAAGTCTTTCCCCTTTCTAATAATCTCTGTCGACTAAAACATAGAGCCTACGTCCATTAACTACACCACAGCTCTCTAAACATCCATGTTTGATCAATTCGAGCAAACCCGTTGATCCAACGAGAAACTCAATATGATCTTCATAGATTGAATCTAAGTCACTGCATTTATCGATAATAATCTCATAAACATAGTCAACGTATCTCAATCTTGGTCAACTCCTTCTAATCTGATATTAGTCAGTACATAATCCCAGCTAGTTCCAAAATGAGAAACACCCCAAATATAAATATTTAGTTTATCGTTATAGAATACTAGCTCATCTGTAAACTCTACTAAGAACTCATATCCATACTCTGAGATAATGTAATCCTGATAAATATCATGATCTAAATCACCAGCCACAATTTCCCAATCTTCCATAGTCTCTGCACGAAGATAATTGTTCATGATACAAGGTCCAATGATTTTAGATAGAGTTAGATAATCCAAATATCCATTCTCTAATCCATACTTAGACACCTCTTCACCGTAAACTTTGTTTCCGTACAATTTCATGGTTCTTTCCATGATAAATCACTCCTAAGATAGTTTATCCAGTGGCTTAGTGACAAAATATAAAAGCAAAAGAGTCTCAGCTATTTCTAGCCAAGACCCTCCAGCCTTTCCATAATAGGAGTTGTAATTAGTGCGTGGTTACCATTTAACCCATCTACTTTCATTGAATTTCTTCTTCTCTTTCAAGGCACGACTAATAGCCAAATCAATGCCTGATCTACTCTTTAAATGATAGTAATACAAATCTGTATAAGGAGTATTCAATCTATCGATTCGGCCAGCAGCTTGAGTCATTACTTTATAAGAATAATTTTGTGAAAAGAAGACGATTGTGTCTGTTTTAATAGAGTTCCATCCTTCGCATCCAGCAGTGTACTGCACAAGATATATCCATCGCTTTGACTCTGGTATTGGCTGATGCTTGTGACCATTCCATTCAGTGATCTCAACATCGTCTCCATAATAGATGCTCTTAAGAATGTCAAGCTCGTAGTCAAAGTTATAGAATATAATCATTCTAGGATGACTCTCTGCTAACTCTAATATAGCTATCTGTCTAGAATCAGCAGAGTTAACTATCTTACGAAGGACATAGCAAAGTCCGGATGCTTGTTGAATAGGCTCATTTTTAAATGGATCCCACCTATTTCTCATAGCATCCCTATACATTGAAATATCATAGCTAACAAATACATCTTCATGATGCGGAGTAGTGTTACGATGGAAATCCATATCAATAAGAATCTTGTCACGTAAACGAATCAAGCGCTTAGTGTTGTAGTATCTTTCGATCTTTGGAAATTTGGCATATCTAGCAAACTGCACATGCTCTCTCATAAATTCTGTTTTGTTTTTATAGAAACCGTTAGCTACAAATACAGGAATATAGTCAATCCATGTATCTCCAGCAGTTGCTGATAATATAATCCAATTATTGTTCTTAGCAATTTTATAGAAAGCTTTAACCCAGGCACCAGATCCACATACACGATCCTCATCAAATATAAAGAAAGCGTCCGTAATTTCAACATATTTTTTAATATTATTCCAACTGTCAATAGTCACTTTGTTTTTGTAAAAGTTCACTTCGGGATTTTTTGAGAGAAGGAAATTAGCTAATTCTCCATCCCATTCCAAAGTATCCCTTTTCATTGCAGTTGTGATGATATACAAATCTTTAGGATGCTTCATAGGAGTGTATTTGTCGTATTCAATCCAGCCGCCCTGCTCTTTGAAATAATAGAATAAACCGGTTCTGGATTTACCACTACCAACACCACCGTTTAATATACAGCCGTTAAACATCCTATCGATCGCCTTTCTCTGATGGTCATATAGAAATTGTTGCTTATCACTCATGATACTTATTGTTATAACGTTCAATAGCGCGTCTAGCCCAATCGTTATCTGGACCTAAATCGAGAGCATGAGTAATCTCGTCTATAAGACTATCAACGTCTTCCAGTTGATTTTTTAACTGACGATTTTCTTTTTTAAGTTTTGAAGCTTCAGCCCAACCGTCGCTTTTTGGCTCTGAATTAAGCACATCTTCAAATACTAATTGTTCAGACATGGCGACCTCCTATAAATTCTCTTTGAGGAAGTTGTTAATGATACCACCATAAAGCTTAGAAATAAGATCGTCTTTAGACTTCAATCTAATTTTAAGATCTTCAATCATATTATCTTTAGCAGCGCTGTCATCGATCATTGATACAATAGCCTCGATTTGTTCTACGCTTAATGTGCAGTCTTTGCCCTCAGCATCATGCTCGTTAATTATGTTAATAAGTTCTTGTTTGATACCCATAATAATCTCCTTTTCAAATATCAATTACTTTTCTTTATACTCTGTTGGTTTATGTGAATGTAGATTCATGCCATTTTGTAAGCAGTCATTACACGGATCAAATACATCATTCAATTTATAGTATTTGCATGTAGGACAATACTTCTCAAAATCTACTTCTAAGTATTTATCTTCCATCCTAATCACTTTCCTTTCGATCCCATATAAAGAACCATTTCAAATATCCAAGTAGTAACCATAGTCCAGAGGCTACTAGTAAATTAAAGTTTAGATCACAACATAATGCTACAATCTTAAATACTGCCATGCAAATGCCCCACGAGACTATAGCTCCTATCAGTCCAATTAAGAGTTTCATAATTCGTCTCCTCCTGGATATTTGATTTTTCCATCGGTACCCATAAAACAGAACAGATCTACGTCCCAATAATTAAGAACTTCACGAATCTTTAGTTTTTCTATCTCTGTGAAATGTGTCTTATTATGATTAAGCTTTTTATTAAATGTTTGCATGCTCAAACCAATATCACCTGCAATTTGATACTGCTTGATGTCTCTTTCAGAAAGAACACGCTTAAGTTTAATATAGCCAGTATTGTACTTGTAACCGTATATCATAATTTGCTCCTTTCAAATATAAAGAGCCCGTCCGTAGACGAGCCCTAGCCGATTAATATTCTTCTTCAGTAGCAAATCGATCAAGATCCTGAGTAACACGAATCGACTGCAAATATGCAGTACGTCCAGTCTTACCATTAACTTCCCAGTCATAAGGTCTTACATCAAGATCAACACCGATAATATCAATGTCATCAAGACAAGAGATACTTTCCTCGTCGAGTCTTACCTGTCTTGCACCTGATTTCAAATATACATTAGGGCCACGATCATTGAACTTAACCTTAACTGGAAGATACATGAACGGATCTTCGTCCTCATCACGAGGTGGCTTAATTTTAACGTTCCAGCCCTCGTCAAGAAGTGCGTCAGCTGCTTCCTGATTGTCAATTACAACAGCAAAATTTCTGTCGCCTTCTCTGTTGTATTTAGAGCCTATGCCTGAAAAGTTACGATAAACTATTCTAGCGTCATCAATTTGTAAGATTCCTTTTGGTGCAAATGTAATATTCATAATAAAATTTCTCCTTTGAATAAATAATTTTAATAGTTTTGTTTAGCGCTTCTGAAAAGCGTCATCAGCTGTTTCTAAAAATTGCGAATTAATATCATAACCGTCTTTACACGTTACACTACCTGTATCTCCATAACGTATGAAATTAGGGCAGGTGAAACATGTTTTACGTCCGCATGGAGCGAACCATGGAACTTCTTCAAGATCGTTATCTGAAACGAACCATTCAAAGTCGCCGTATTGAGATATCGTATCTACAGCATCGTCAACCATCTTGTCATAATATGAACGGTTAATATCAGTTTCTTTACCAAGTTGTTTAACCATTTCAGATTCAAGCCAACGATATCCTTTAGAACCAGTAGCAGCATAATACTTACCGTCTTTTTCTCGCATAAGTAAACCACCACCGCAGTTTGGTTTAATAGGGCAGAACTGACCGACCTTACCTACAAATATATAGTTATGACCTTTACTGATTTCATCTTCAAGCTCATGAACTTTATCTGGTAAAGTATCAGAGTTCTTATACTCTTTCATAAGCTTAGTCAATTCTTTTTCCTCAGCAGATACATCTGGTAATCTCTCGTTCATATCCAAATATAAAGATGATGTTACAGATTTAGTCTCACACATATCCTTAAACTCAATTGGCTCTTTACTGAATAGAGTCTTGAATACGTATGGAACCTGGAACTGTGTACCTGTTGCTGTCCATTCCCCAGCATGTTTACCATCCTTATACTTAGCGATGTAAACTGCATCATTAACCAGACACATCTGAGAATATGTTGCCTCATGCTCAAATGTATAGCCATATTTATTAGCAAACTCCATACAGAATTCAATGATTTCAGGTGTAGCATTAGGTATCTTAATGGAGTCTGTCTTAATATGAGCTACAGTGAATCCTCTAGATGCTACCTCGTCCTGAAGAGTACGCATGAACAATGCTCCACGTAGAGCAACAATATTGTTTTTATTTCGTACATCTCTGAATGGATTATCGAAATTAGCTGCTGTAAGGCCATAGACAGAATTAATAGCTATCTTAAGTGCCTGAGCCAAATCCTTAGCCGTAGTCTCATCATCCAAATACGGAGCGAGCTTACCGTCAAGCATTTCTCTAGCAGCTTTAAAGTCACCATGTTTTATGAATATACGAGCATCAAGAATATCCTTGAAGTTTTTCGTATACTCGCCAAAGCAATTCATAGCTATAACTGAGTGCGGATGCAAACTAGCAACATCAAGTAACGCTGCAAGTACATACATGCCTGGTTCAGCATACACATAACCACCAAAGCCAAGATCTGTGCCACGATATAAATTACGTGTCGTACCATCTTTTAATCTCTCAGCATACAGATCTTTATCTTCAGGAATATACTCAGGATGTTGTTCGTAATACTCCTTCCATGTAGCAAACATATATCCAGGAAAAGTCTCAGACAAATCTGTATAGACTAATTCTGGATTACGTTCTCTGCCGAAAATGATTCTGGTTGTGAGGCTGTTAGTTGTATCGTTAACAGTCATGCCAGCAAGATTTGCCAGAATTTCACGAGCTATGAAATCACCTTTAAGATGATTAAATACTGCTTCAGTTGCAATAACGTCATTGTCGCAATATTCAGCGACTTTAGTCCACATCTCTTCAGGAACAGGCTGATCCCAAGGAAGTCCAAGCTCCTGATGGTGAATACCCAATTCAATTTCCCATTTTTTCAAAGACTGTTTCTTAGCAGCAAAGTCATAAACATCTGTGTATGATGCATTATAAGCTTCACCAAAGAAAGCATTTCTACTTCCGTTAACAATCTTTTGAGATAAATCGAATAACTGCTCGTTCGTATATCCCATTAAACGAGCGTATAGAATATGGTTATCATATCTGCGGCAGTTGAACCCAACCAATTTCATTCGCATCAAGCCTTCAATTTCAGTTGGAGTAGGGTTGATCATTCTTACTACTGGTTTTCCTTCGCCTTCGACTTTCCAGTTTACTAAAAATAGATTAGGAAAGACTTCGACATCATAGAACACCATTTTTTCATCCTCACTGCTCATCCCAGCTGATGGCTCATCAGATTTAAAATGCATTTGATTAACTAGTTTAATACAATAACTAGCTTGATTAGTGCTGTTTGCCGCAAATGCTAATACTGCATTTCGCATATCGGTTACATCGTATTTCATTCCGCTCGAATATGCGTCGTTCAGTATTTTGTTAATAAAGTCGATACTTGGTTTAGTACCTGGATGAATCTCTTTATTGAGATTTCGTTTAATCAAGGTCCTAATACTTTTCTCGCTTTTTATCGCTTCAAAATTTACCATGTTTTGTTCTCCTTTCAGTGGTAAACCGGAGCTAATATTCGCAATAGGTAAGTCATTACACAATGTAAGCTTTCGTCTAAGTGAAGACTTACCAGAAAATACTTTAATTTCTATGTGATCATCATAAACACGGCTCAGTTTTGTCACATCTCCTGTATAAATATAATGAAGATGTATCCCTGCACCGCTTTTGCTTAATTCAGCGTATGTAGGCGGCCATTTACTAGCCGCTTGTAAATTCTTTTCAAAGCTTTTATTACCACTCTCATCAGGAATATCAAAGTCAATGACAATATGATTCTCAGGAACTTTAACAAAGTGAATTTTAGAAGTATCTAAATCAGATAACTTAGAAATCACCTTGTCCCATTTTTCTAATGGTGTTCCGTTTTGAGTAGCATATTGTGCCGGGCATTCACTACATTCTTTATCAAATATAGAATCTATACTTTCAAAGTTAATAGTTCTCAATTCCGGAGTCTCTTCCGGCTCTTTTGTAATGTCCTCTTCAAACTTTTCAGTCCTGAATCCGCTGTAGTAACTTCTGACTCTTGAACCATTAGCAAGATTGAAACGTTCCTTGTAATCTCTAAAATAGTTCTTAAGTTCTTCTTTAAATATGCGTTGGGAATATGGATAAGTGACCTTTGCTTCCTCGCAATATGTGTTATACATACTCCATGCTGCTTTTAAAGTCGTACTATCATCTCTTTTGAAAATATGATAGGAATCAATAATGAAGTTATAGAAATCATTAGAGGCACCGAGCATTGTAACTGGAATATAGTCGTCATAACGTCCACGGTTACTCATATATACTTCCTTACAATGATAAGCAATGCCGCCCAATTCAAATTCAATTTGCTTCATTATAGCCTTATACTCTTTAGGACTAACCTTGTTTCCAGATGGTGATACATCAATCAATCTTCGAATAAGACCTGATTTAGCATCCGTAATTTTTACTGGTTTATTGGTACCCATGAATAGGAAAGCTTTGAATTGATTTGTATATGTGGATTTGAATTTCTCATTAACTGTCATCAATTCGTGAGAAACCAAGCTGTTAAGTCTAGTATTATCTTCGATTCTTGACAAGTCACCATCATGCTGGATAGCTACAAGTGGATTCGTTTTAAATGCTTCTAATGCAAATGCGTTGCTAGAAGATCCTAATGCCTTAGCATCAAATACTGAATAATATCCCTCAAATAACATCTGAATGATGTTTAATATTGTTGACTTACCAGTACCTGCTGCACCATATAGAACCATGAACTTTTGTATTTTCTTAGAGTCACCTGAAACAATAGCACCTATAGCCCACTCAATTTTCTCTCTTTCCTCTTTTGTATAAAGAGTAGATATCAATTTGTCATAGGCTTCGATGCTGCCTTGTTCAAGAGGATAGCTGAGTCTTTTACTAGCATAATCTTTCTTATCAGTCTCATCATTTGAAAATATAAGTTTCTCATCAAGCATATGAAACGAATCTCGCATCTGCTTTTGACAGTATTTATGCCAAGAATCAACCATACCGGTTTCAGCGTCCCACATATGCAAAATGATACAATTATCGCCGAGCTTTTGACGATTCTCTTTTGCAAAATTATCAAGCTCACGGTCAATTAATTGTAGAGCGTCGTTTTCATCTGTAGACCATAATCCACGCTCTTCAATCCATATCGCATAGAAATCGCCACCGCGAATCATTAGATCGGAAGATCTCTTAATGATAAACTTTGGATAGATTTCTGTTACGCCAGATTTCTTAGTACGCGTAGAAATCATTAAAAAGTCAATCATCGCGTTTCTCCTTTCTAAATATTTAAAATGCTATCTAAATACCAATTCATTTGATACCAGATTTCAACAGTTCTTAAATCACGTTTTGGATGCTTGATCACAAATAGACCGCCCTTGCCGTTTTGTTCGTATCCTCGATTAAGGAAAATATCAATAGTCCCTTCAACATAGTTTCTATCAAAATTAGAATCATACATGTCATAAAGACCAAGATTAGATATCATCTCCCAAAACCATTGCGCAGTTCTGTCACCTATCTCAGGATCTTCCATAATATTTTCACAACGCTTAGCAAGAGCTATCATCATTTCTAGAATGCTGCAAGGTCTATCATCTAAGAATGATGTGATAATATAATCTTCATAGCCACGCTCGCCTCCGAAATAATATCTCAAATCAATACCATCAGCAGCCCTATTTCCATCCATATCAATTGCATAAACAAAATCTATATTATGAAGTTTGGATAGTAGCTTTCTGTATGATTGATTTCTTGTATAACGCTTATCAGATACGAGTTGGCACATCCAATCAAAATATTCATTAATTAGCTCATCTCGTGTCATTATTCCTCCACTGGATGTGGCTTAGTTTTAATAACGTCTGAGTAATTCCTTTGATCGAGAAGGATTTCAAAATCGCAACGTAATCTATCATTTCTTACAAATACTGAATCATCCTCATATTCTCCGAAATGATTCAAGGATTCAAACCCTATAATGTTATCCACATCTTCAACCGGTTCGTCATTTTCGTCAGCAAGAACACCGTCGATGTAATATGTGAGACTGACTTCATCATATCCATCGATCTCACCAAATTCGTCTGGTGAAATTACAGTTGGTTTTGCTGACTTAATATCTTCTTTTTGCATATAGCCGCATTCCTCAATAATATCCTTTTGCTCCTGAACCTCTTTCTCAGTAAATTCATATGGAGCTTCTTCTGGTTCTTCCTCATCTGGAATAGGGGTTTCTTGCTTTCTTGAAAATACCTCTTTAACTGAATCAATCTCTTCCTGAGCAATTCGCTCATATTTTTTCTTGACAAATTGCCAAGTGGCTACTGAACCAACAGCAGCCCCGGCAGCAAATATCAATAAACCTTTAACTGTATTATTCATAGTCTCTCCTTCTTATAGTTTAGAATGCAACTTTGTCGAGAATATAGCCATCAACATTGAAGTCAAGTAAGATTGTACGTTCATAACCGTTTACAAAGTCACGACATTTTTCGTTATAAATATCATAGATACCGAAATCAACATAGTTATCGCCGCTCTTTGGATCATCCGGATTATAAATCCAACCTACAACTTGACCTGCTTTTGTTGCTGGAATACCGAGCATCTCATAAACTTCATTGAGGAATAAATATCCTTGAGCTCTGAGCTTGTCGTTTGCATAGTTTTGCTGAGAGTTAAGAAAAGCTAAATTATACTCTGAGTTCTTTTCCCATCCAGTGCAACCATCGTCAAAGAAACGAGCGTATTCACTGTGTTCATTTGGATTTGCAACCTTTACTGTCTTTTTAACAGTCTTTTCTTTGCCGTTTTTGTCAATAACAGTCTCCTCAATCTCTTGAGCCTTAACATTGTATTTAAGTTCTTTATCAACTTCTTCACCGAAACGTTCAACAACGCGACTTCTGTATTCTTTGAAACCTTTGTCGATTGTAGCGTATGCGGCAGCGAGAGCAGCGTTTCTCTTACGTAAAATGTTATTAGAAGCAAGCAAGCAGCTAAGAGATGCAGCTCCAAGAATGATAGCAGGTGCATATAACTTAATAAATTTAATGCCTGTTTGAACATAAATAAGAGTTAAATCTTTACGAGAATCTTCAGCCGTATATCCTTGAACTACGGTATGCATTTTTAATACTTCGAGCTTTTCAGCGTCTTCAGCTGAATATTCTTCTTTCTTTTCTTCAATACCAGCCGCAGAAGCTACAAGATGAAGCTCGTGGATTTGAGATTTTGTGTCTTCTATAATACCATTAACTTTTGTTGTAGCTTTACATGCCAATACTGCGCTTGCTACAACGCCTACTGTACCAGTCACTGCAAGAATTTCAGGACTGTGTTGTTTAAGAGCAAAACCAGTCTTATGAGCTGCTCTTGTGATTTTGTTCATGATTTCAGTTTTATTCATGATTAGTTCTCCTTTTCGTTTGATATTTGATTAATTTTTGATATTTGATTAATTTCTTCAGCGGCAACATGATCAAGTAAATGCTGAAGATACCACATAGCCTTCTCAAGATCTTGTTTACCGTTCTTATGTTTCCAGCGGCAAATATACTTAAGTACATTCGCTGTATCTACGGCCTCAATGCCGTTTAAATCCTCAGTGAAAGCCTCAATTACATCGATGACTTCCATTCCCGCTTTTGATTGATAATGGTTTGGATGAGATACCATTGCATCGTTTGATTCATACATAAATATAAACACCTCCATTAATCAATCGGAATTGCTCTTGGCAGTTTGAGCAAATATCCATCACGTACCCTTTGCACATACGCAGACTTAATATTGGTCCAACCATAATTATTGTCTGTATAGTTACCAGTAATGCCGACAAGTTCGTTTAAATCAGCTACACTTACCATTCCGTATGTAGCCACTAATTCGTCCATCCTTGCAAGAACTTCCTCAGCTTCTCCACGATTATCCAAAAGAATATCGTTGTAACTGTAGTTAGCTCTTGGTGCAACTGGTTCACGATCTCTTCTTACTCTGTCACGATCATAATATTGACTGTATGATACTCTGGATGCTGGACCACTCTTTCTAGTACGTCCACTTTCGCCATAGAGAATCATGTCAATACCGTTCGTAACAATATCAGAAATTGCTTTTTTAACAGCTGGAACAAGCACATCCATAACAACATAAGATTTAACGTTAGCTACATCTCCAGGTACAAATATATCTGCGAGCTTGCTAACTTCACTTTTCTTTTTGGTTGTAACTTTACCCTGAACAACTTTCTCAAGTTTCTTTTCAGGTACTGGTTCTTGCTGTTCCTTTGATTTATGGGAATTTGGTTTATAGTTTTCCATCAACTATCTCCTTTCATAAAAGCAAAAAGAGAAAGTACCCTGTTACAGGTACTCTCCCTTTTGTTGAACATAGTCAAATATTCGATTTCTTTAGAATCAAATTACTCAACATCTTCTGTGACTTCGTTACAGTCAGACTTAACTTCAGCTGTTTCCTTAGCTTCTTTTTTTGCCTTGATCTTAGCCGCAAGTGGTCTAGCTATGTACTTATAAGCTGCTGCACCTACAAGCACTACTGCTGCACCAATTGCCATGCCAACACCAACACCGTTTTCTGAAGCTGTAGTAGCAAGCTCTTCTGTTGCATTCTGAACCTCTTCGTTTGTCAAAATTTCGTTTGTTTCCATTTTTAATTTCCTCCTAAGAAATTTAATTTATTTCGGTATGTTCTACCATAATACTATATGTATTTTTCGCGTATCAGCATCGGTCATAGTTATAGCGAGGCTCTACACGATAATCAATAACCAAACATGGTTCGCCTTTGGCTGTTAACTGAGAACTAAAGTCGAGTTCAATATATCCTCGACTAATATTCCATCCGATATTTTCACCGACTTTCGTATAGTTCAAGCCTATTTCATCATAGAACTCGTTAAGGGAAATATAATTATCACTTAACATTTTGCGATTAAGTTCATTTGTAGCCCGCTTAAGTTTCTCAATATCAGATTTAAAATATCGTCCAGAGAGAACATCGTAGCAAAGAGTTTCACCATTATTAGTAATGATGACCTCTCTGTCTACAACCGGATTCTGTTCGATCTTATCTTTAGCGATAGCATCTCTTACTGCTCTATCCTTTTTCTCTCCGAGCGTTTCAATTACCTTACCTCGATAGTCATTCAATGCTGACTCAGAAAGAGTGTATGCTGTAGCCAATGCTGCATTACGTTTAAGGTTTACTGAATTAGCGCCAATTAGACAGGATGCTGACAATATGCCAATAATAGCTGCCGGAATATAAACAGGCGCTACTCTAAGAACAATATCTTTAGCATAGGCTTTTTTGTCTGTGTCCTCCTCATGGTTTTCTTTGATCTCCGCCATAAGATCTAACGCTTTAGGTGTCGCAGTTACAGCCATGACTGTTGTCGTAAGCATACCTGCAATACCTATACCAGTAAGAATCTCTGGCTGATGTTTTACAGTTGATGCGTGAACATTTTTAGCAATTGTAGATAAATTAACTTTACTCATGCTAGTCTCCTTTCAAATATAAATGTGTTAATGTCTATTGCTGTTTCCTTAGCAATAATGAATATACGCTGTTTTTTATTATCGGTGCTTATGTCGGAATAGTAATCCATTTCGTCTATAAACTCTCTGATAATCGCTGATGGAGTCTCTGGTTCAAAACCTGTAATATACGGCGGTGGTTTTAATGACTCCTTTAAAATACGACATAAAATCTCATTGGCAGCCCAGCGTGAATAACTACGTCTGAGAAATTCGTATTTTGGCCAATTTATATGAGGTTCAAATAAGGACTCGTCTATATACTTTTGAATCTTCATTATTATTTCGTCCATAATGTCCTCCCAAAAACTGAAGAGCCCTTGTTAGGACTCCTCACTTGCTTTAGCGATAGCTTCTGCTACTTTTTGTGCCACCTTTTCGTCAAGCTCAAGATCTGTTTTCTTGTCGCTGATTGCGCTCATTCCAAGCGATACACCAGCACCGATTACAGATAATACTGCTCCAACGATTTTAAGTGCTTTTAAATTATTCATAAAGCTTTCACTCCTTTCCATAATACAACGTGTAATTTTTGCGAACTTAATATGCAATAGATGGTGCAACTGGTAGATTTATAATTGTACATTCCATACCATCTTCCATCTCTAATAGTTCATGTTCAAAGTCTACTAACAAATATCCTTCTTGAACTGACCAACCTATAATTTCGCCTTCTTGTGTTTTAGGTAAACCGAGCAATTCATAGAAGTCGTTTAATGTGGCATATCCATCAGATATAAATTTTTGGTTGAAGCTATACTCAGCATTTAATACTTGAGTTTTTGTACGTTCAAAGAATTCTCCATAATTGTATTCATAGAACAATTGGTTTTCATCAGACACTGAAATATCAGCATCGGCATACCGATCTTCGACTATAGACTTCTGAATATGTACATTAGCATCCTCACCGAGTAAGCTACTAACTTTACTCTTATACTCTTTATAGGCATTATCTAAAAGAATATAAGCGCTTGTAAGTGCTGCCTGTTGATTCTTATTTAGTGCATTTGCTCCAAATATACAGGTTATTGTGGAAAGTCCTATTACCGCCGTTGGAATATAACATTTCCAAGTAGCTTTAATAGTCTCAGCAGTAGTCAGTTTATCAATTCTAGTTTGCCATCCGCCTTGTTCGAGTTGCTTATTAATACATGCTTTCTCATCCTCGATCAGTGACAAAGCTTTAGGTGTAGCCTTTATTGCTGCAATAGTAGTAGCTACGACTCCAACTGCACCTATACAAGACACTATTGTTGGTGAATTACGTTTTAAATATAAACGTACTTTTGCTCCTTTCATTGGTTTACTCCTTTCAAAAAATTAAAAGAATAGGCTCACGAATCGAACGTGATTTCACAATAACCATATAGGTTTCTCCAGACCTGTTCTCATAATAGTATTTGCAAATTTCGCGTAAAAAGGAAAAGCCATTGCTGGCTAATCCTCTCCGATATCTTCCATAAGTCTACTGAATTCGGTTTTGTTCATTTTGCCATCTGCATCAATATGAAATTTTACTTCACCGTCAATAACATCAAGCTGTACATCATTAAGCTGAATATCAATCTTGTATCCTAACTTTTTGTAAATGTTTCTTGATAATACTTTGGCTGCAATTCCTTTCATAAATTTTGTAGATAGCTTTAATTTCAAAATATCCATCATTGTAAACTCCTCCTTTGAGTTATCTCATTAGAGGACATGTAAATTTTGCGTAAAAAGAAAGAGTCATTGCTGACCCATTCTTTCGATTAAAATTAGATTTATTCGGTGATGAATTTTAAACGTTTTTAACAGTTAATCAGTTTAAAAGCCTTAGTCATATATTTAAATGCCTCGTAGGTATACTCCAATCGTTTAGGATCGCCCTCATCGAGATCGTCTGCGACTTTAAGTAAACCATCGGCTAATGTTAAATATGATTTAGCCATTACTAATTTTCTTTCTTTACGTTTTTTAAATATAGATTTCATAGAATAAAACCCCTTTCATTTAGTTCATAAAGGGACATGTAAATTTTGCGAACTTAGATATTTTTTCTGTCGAATACAGTTTCCCATCGTTCTCTAGGAAGAGGTTTCATCTTCAAAGCCCACATAATTTGACGGACAGTAACTGTAGGATATAATCCGTCTGTAGCCTCACCTGCACGATCATCAAAGAACTTTTTAAATAGAGGATGCAAATATAAATCGTTAGTTAACCAAGGATCTAATTTACTCCATCGTGTGCACTTTGTTAATTTGTCAAATCTCTGCTGAATGACAGCCAATCCTTTGTCTCCGATTTTAAATAATGTGCATTCGTTATATACAGGATGATTGCATTTGTAGCATTCACCATATATAGATTTGTAAAAAGATGGCTTTTTATAGTAATATCGCATAAGCAACTCCAAGGATAAAAACGAAAAGTACATGTATTTCACACGTACGATTCGCTTTTTAGTTCATTTGAAATCTTACTTTCTAGGGAACATCTTAGACATTAGATTTCTTGTCCAAGGCGAGGCAACTACGCCGTTCTCTTCAAACTTAAGTCCTCTTCGTTGCCAAATATCGTAAACGATCCAACCGCCAATCATAAGACCAGCTTGTAACCCTACATTTACCCATCGATCAATCTTTTGGTTTTCACGTTGAAGTTCTTCACTCTTAATCGAATCGTCTCTCTTCTTTTCTTCGAGTTCGACACGTTTCTGAGCATCAATCTTCTCCGTTTCCGCCTTGATTTCTTCGATTCGTAATCTGTAAAGTTTCGCTACATCTTCAATTGCTTTTGATTTCGCTTCGCTTCCAGCTTCTAAAGAGGATATTTCTTGAATCTCGTCTTTAATTTCCTCTCCTAACAAACCTCTAATTTCGTCCATTTATAATTTCTCCTTTCTAAAATATTGATTTTAAATGGCCTTCCATAATAGAAAGTGTTATTTGTGCGAAACGAAGTCTGTGGCATCAACTTTTAACATTATTTCTTTATCGTGCATTAGCTTCACTGTGTCAACGTCTCGATTCAATTCCAAAAATAATAGAGGTCCATCTACGATGTCAGAACTATCGATTTTAAGCACACCTATTGGATCTTTGCTTAATCGTGACTTAAGTATTGAAATCTGAATCGCTAACACTGCTATAACGAGGCATGCGATGATTAATAAACCAAGGCATACGTATGTAAATAATGACAAACCAAATCACTCTCCTTTCTAAAATGTTTTTATGAAATATCCCACCGGGAATTTTTATGATATTAATTTAGCATGGTTTACGGTAACCTACGTACGGTACTTTTTAATCTAGGTTAAAATATGAAAAGGAAAAGCCATTGCTGGCTAATCCTTTAAATAATTAATGACGCTTCCATCAACATTAAAGTCTATTTCAATACTACCTTTTTTCCCTCCATGCAAATCAAATTTAACCATATTATCGCCAATCGGATTTTCTTTAGAATAGTGCCACCCTACAACTTGACCTGTTTGCGTTCTTTCGAATCCCAACATTTCATAAATGTCATTTAAAAATATTGTTCCTCTGCGTTTCAAAAGGTCATTAGCATAGCGTTCTACACACTTTAAAAACCTCCGACTATCTAACACATTGGCATTCCAATTTACATTTGTGTTGTCAAATAGTCTTGCATATTTGCTTAATGTTTTCATTAAACATCACTCCTTTCATAAAGTGCTATGTTATTTTTGCGAATATAAAAAGAAAGAGCCTATGTAAGGCTCAATCTCTTATTTAATAGTGGTAACGTTTATGTTTTTAATAGTATTCATTACATCGTTAGCCATATCAATTCGACCTTTGTAGTATTGGGCATTACCATATCCAATGGTAAACATTACTACTCCAATAATCGCTGTGCCTAAGATATACTTTGTTTCTTTCTTAAACATAAATATCACTCCTTTCATAAAGGAGCGTGTTATTTATGCGTACTTAACAGTAATTTTCGAAGTCTAATACTGGTTCAGTAAAATATAAATTTGTACATTTACGTCCATCACGTAATTCTACATCCTCGTGATAAAACTCTAACCAAGCATCCCAATACATATCCATCATTTGTCCCGTATTCCATCCAGTCTCTTTTCCGTCTGTAACCGGACCTAAGCCAACCAATTGATAGAACTCATTCAAACATGCTCCGCCATGATACGCTAATCGTTTGTTAATTTCATACTCAGCAGCCAAAATATCTTCTTTTGTTGACTCAAAATATCGTCTAGAGAAATCGTCATAGAACAGTTCCTTACCAGTGTCTTTTGGTTTCTGCTGTTCGTACTTATCTTTGGCAATTTCTTTTCTAATAACTTTATCAGCACCTTCGCCGTAAACCTCTTCAACCTTTTCTCTATATTCTTTATAAGATCGGTCCAGTACTTTATAAGCGCTGACTAAGGCCGCCTGCTTACGTTTATTAAGAGCATTAGACCCAAAGATACAAGCGATTGTGGATACGCCGACAATAACTGTAGGAATATAAGCTGGTGCTGCTACTTTAAATTTCTCCTTCTTCGTCAAGTTTTCTCCCTTCTCTGTCTCAGCTTTTTCTAATAATTTTGTTGCTTTGATAGTTGCCTTAGCGGTCATCACTGAAGTCACAACCACACCGGCAGCCCCAACACAAGTCAAGATCGTTGGAGACTGATGTTTCAAAAATCCTTTAACTTTGTAAATTGTTTTGTTCATCTGTCTCACCCTTCTAAGTTTGGTAGAAAACAAAAGATAAGAGCCCAGGTTTAACCAGGCTCTAGAAGTACTGCTATTCCTTCTTTTTGTCTTTGGCGTTTTGATTTTTGACTATGCTATCATATATAGCTATAGCTCCAATCGCTACACCAAAAGCGATTATTGAACCGGCTGTTATAGCCAAGGTTCCATTTTCTCTTCTCTCTTTGATAATCGCCACAAAGGATGGATCAATCTTTTCGAACATCGGATTTCACCTCCTCTCATAATAGGAGTTGTATATACTGCGGAGATTCTAATCTAGGTTAAAAAAGAAAAGATCATGCAGGCGGTTAAGCCCACACGATCATTCCATCTGTCCCAACCATTAAATAGTTTTTTGAAATGTCCTGATACATTTTAATGTCTTTTTTGATTGATCTCTTTGATCCTTTAAGTTGATGAGTCAATTGACTACCGTCCTCATGAATCTCTGTGATTTCAAAAGTTTTCTTAAAAATGCTCATAGTATAATCTCCTTAAAATATAATTATTGGTTTCCCATAATACACCCTGTTAATTTCGCGCAAAAAAAAGAGTCCTTGTTAGGACTCCTTAAGTTTCTCTAAATATAAGATGTATTCCAGTTCGGTAATAATATCTACAATATTCTGTAGTGTTGTTTTGGTCTCTTGAACAGTTTCCATAAGAATATTTGGATCGCAATCATATGCCTCGTTCTTAAGATTGTCGATGTCATACTCCAAAATATCAACTAGGCAATAAGCTAGTCTCGTCTTATTTCTAATCTCTCTTTTAGTTTTACCTACCATCATTACTCCTCCTAAAATATCAATCTCTTAATTCATCTAATAACCAGAAGAATCGTCTGTACCTGTCGTAATACAAGTCTTTGCCACATGGTATATCAAACTTCGATTTCAAGTGTGTGTAGGATAGACCTTCTGTTACAGCTTTTAAAATATAATTATGTAGTTCATTGTCGGCATCTTTAGCCGTACGTTCAATTAAATTGATACGTTCTAAGTATTGTGCTCGTCTAACTGCTTGTCTGGCTGTTGGATCTCCAGGCTCATTATTGCTAGGAATATCCTCATATACGGATAATGATATCTTAGGACTGTCCTTATAGACTCGTTTCCATGTAGGATACTGTAAGCAGAAATGTTTTAGTTCATAGTGTCTATGTTTGTCGATCCAATATTTATTCTTCTTTGAAATCTCTGGACGAATAACTGTACCCATTACTTATTAACTCCTCTCTTATATTTCATAGTTCCTTTGACAAGTTTAATAGTCGCCTTTTCAAGTCGTTTCTTATTCACCTCGCCATGGATACGTACGATAGCGTTTTTAAATCTGTATGTTTTCATGTGCAAACACCTCTAAGATAAGAAAATATCAATTGCTTCTAAATCTGTTAAATTCAATAGCTCTTTCAATTTAAGTGCTTCGCTAATGGTTATTGCCTCGTCACGAGAAACCTTTTTATATAGTTCAGCAGCTGTATCAACATGTAAACTCTTTTCAAAAATCTTAAAAATCAATTTATTTGCATCCAATGCATACACCTCTTTCTAGTTGCGTTTCGTGCAACAAATAAAAGATAACACCATTCCAATTTTTCTGTCAATACATTTTTTTCGCATAATATGCAATAAATTTAATCTAGGTTTGCATTTTGTTTGCACATGTGCAAATATTAGTATATGATAATTATTGTTAGAAAGGAGACAAGATAATGTCTATAGGAAAACGAATAAAATTATTACGAACGAAGCGAGGTCTGTCGATTGATGATCTTGCTGAAAAGTTAGGTAAGAATAGGACCACAATATATAGATATGAGAATGGTGATATTGAGAATCTACCATTAGGTATTCTCAATCCACTTGCTGAAGCATTAGATACGACTCCTGCTCATTTGATGGGATGGAACACTAAAGAGATGCTATCTACAAAAATATCAGACGGAGAAGAAGAGGCTGTATATTCGTCCGTAAACGAGACTTATGTGAGGCATGTAGAGGCTTGGCATAAGGCGTTTGGCATGGACCCTTTTACCGATGAGGAACATGAAAAGTTAATGGAGTATGGCAGATTCTTAATTTCGCAGAGACAAAAATAAAAGAAAGAGCCCTTGTTAGGACTCCATCTCTTTATAAAGTTTTTTTTTAAAATCTGATAATGCTATAAATACTTCACGATACTCGCTAGCTTTATCCAAATGCCATATTTTTGATTTCTCATCCTTTGAAGTATCTGCTAAATCTAAATATTTGAGATACAACCTATAATACATTTCATTTTCGCTGTCAAGTATTTCTAAAGTCTTTTTATATTTTTTATCAAACATATAAACCACTCCTTTCATAAAGGAGAATGTGAATTACGCGAAGGAGGTGATGCCAACTTTATCCCTTGGCAAGTACATCATAGATATAGGAAGTGACTCCATGACAACATTTGATATGAACAACGTAACATCTAAAGCTTTGGATATGGATGTTTATGCGATTTATTTGAGGAAGTCCAGAGCTGATTTAGAAGCCGAGAAACTCGGTGAAGGAGAGACACTAGCTAGACATAGGAAAATGCTAGAAGAGTTAGCAGCTAGAAAAGGATTTTACATTGGTGAAATATACACCGAGTTAGAATCTGGCGAATCAATCGCTGGCAGACCTAAGATACAGAAATTACTAGAAGATTGCTACAAAGGAAAATATAAAGGTATCCTCATAGTTGAAGTAACTCGTTTGTCTCGTGGTAATCAAGGAGATGCCCAAACAATTATGGACTGTCTTAAATACTCGAATATGAATAATGGCGTATTAGTCGTAACTCCAACCAAAACATATGATGTAGCGCACTCTCAAGAAGACGAAGAATATATGGAATTTGAACTATTTATGTCACGTAGAGAATATAAGATGATCCACAAACGTATGGACAGAGGTCGTAGGCAGGCTGTAGTCGAAGGAAATTACATGGGTGCTTATCGTCCGTACGGATACAATATTGTAAAGACTAAGACAAAGCGTACACTAGTCCCTAACGAAATTGAGGCTCCTTACATTAAGAAAATATTTGAATGGTCAGTTAAAGATAACTTGTCAACTAACGATATAGCTAAGCGATTAACAGCTATGGGAGCTCCTACTTACAGAGGTGATACTGATTGGACTAAAGATTCAGTTAAAACATATTTGACAAACCCTGTTTATATGGGAAAGGTTAGATGGAATAACCGTATGCGTATTAAGACGATGGTCAATGGTGAACTGAAAATAACTCGTCCAAGATATCATTCAGATCAGTATATGCTATACGATGGTAAACACATGAACGATGCTCTTGTAGATGAGGAAACTTTCAGAGAAGCTCAAAAGAAATTTTACAAAGATCGTACTCGTTCAGGGTTGCAGCTTAAAAACCCTCTTGCAGGTTTGGTGTACTGTAAGAAATGTGGCAAGTCAATGCATTTACAACCTTATAAAGAAAATAGAAATAACCGAATCGTACACAAAAGCAACACTACTGGATGTAAAGTTAAATCTGCAATCGCCTCGGATGTTATTGCAGCTGTCACTCAAGCGTTGCGTACGTATGTGGACGACTTTGAAGTAAAGATAGAAAATTCTCCAGATATAGACGAGAACGATATTCAGAAACAAATAGACAGACTTGTCAAAGAGAAGCGTAAGATAGAAAAGAAGAAGTCGAAGTTATTCGATTCGTGGGAAAATGACGACATTACAAATAACGAATTTGTAGAACGTAAGGCAATCCATAATCAAAGATTAGAAGTATTAGAGAAACAAATAGAAGACCTCTAATATGCTATTCCAGAAAAAGAAGAATATGAGGAGAAGCTAATACTTGTGTCAGATGCTCTTATGGTGATCCAAGATGATTACTTAGATGCAGCTACTAAAAATGAATCCCTCAAGCAAATAATCAGTAGAATTGAATTCAGTCGTGAAAATGATGTAGAATTTATATTAGACATAGACCTACACCAATAAAGTGTGGGTTAGCTTTTACCCCGCGTGTATATCATTATGGCGTTATTTTTATAACACCCTCTTGATATATACCTAACTGGGATGGCTTAAAAACACTGATAAATCAACATTTGGGAGGAAATAAGAAATGAGAATAGTATGGAAAGATACGGCTGTTACAAGAGCTGATTTTAAGTACAGAGGTTACTGGATCGAGGGTTATAAAAACGGTTGGTCTATCAGCATACCTGGAGATAATAACATTTACAGAACAAATAGATGCGCTAAGAATGCGATTGATGAAGCTTTGGGTTATGAGGGAAGAAAACATCACAAGTTACCTAAGAGATTAGAATATGGGATAGAGATAATTGGTACGAAGGAGGATAAGAAATTAGGATAAGGAAAAAAAGAAGAGGACCTGTCATAAAGACGGGTCTTTTCTTATGGAGATTAAGACTCAGGTTTCCAGCGTTTAGGGTTCTTCTCTTCTTCTTTAACTTGTGCCTTCAGAATTCTAATGTTCTCGTTAAGTTCTTCATTGAACTTTTGATTCAATTTGTCTAAAGTAATTAAAGTTTTGATGAATTTCTTTACACCCATGATAAACTCCTCCTTTTGTTTTATCTCCATAAGAGGATATGTAATTTTTGCGGAGTAAAAAAAAGAAAAGGGAATGCGTATTTTACGTACTCCCTTTTTACTATTCACTGTACATGATGATGCTCTATATGCTCTACCTTAGTTTCAATCGTTCCCATACGATTATTTAGATCGTCAATCTGTTCACCATGTTTTGTAATTCTAGAATTCTGGATATCGTTATCTTTTTTTATACCGTCAATGTTGTCATTGAGCTTCTGAATAGCCACAAGTAAATCATTTATTGGTTTGGTGAATTTCATAACTACAGCTACGAAACTTCCAAGTGTAATGAGGGCACAAACTAGATAGCCTAAAAATTCCATCTGATCCATGTTAATCACACTTACCTTTTAGATTTAGTATTTTCGACCCACTGCTTAAATGATTGATGTAGACCTGTAGAGGCCAATCCCATTACAGCACCGTATACGATAGATTCGACAGATATGCCACTGACAATCGCATTAAGGACAGCCCCAAATACAGCAAGAATTACTGGAATATTATCGTTTGAAATCCATTTTAAAAAAGTCGCATGCTTGATGATATATCCGATCACCAGACAAGCAACCATTACTACAAAAACAAAGTTTTCACTTAATACTGAAAAATCCATGTTTATACCTCCTTCTTAGTTAATGTACGGACGGAGAACTTTGAGTATTGATGGTGTAATGTCCATACGCTCAATAAGAGCCGAACTAATCTTTTTGATTTCAACTTCAATCTCAGATTCATTAAGCTCCATAATTTCATTGTTGAAAGAAACGAGATCATTAATGTGAACCGCTCCTTTATCTGTAACAATGAGTTCTCCGTTTTCATCCTTATCAGCATATTTTTTAATCACATCATCGCGCATCTGATTATACACCTTCATAGGATTCTCCAGAGCATCGATGTTATCTACAACGATGCAAGCGGTAGCATAGTCCATCTTTTCATTGCTTAATGATGTAAAAGCCTCATGTAATTTTTGTACTTCAAAAGCTTTCATTAAATAACCTCATTTCTTATTATTGTTTAAGAGCATTTATCTCAGTTTCGAGATTTTTAACCCGCTCTTTTAATTTTTGAATCTCATTATGCTGTAATGCAACAAATTCAGTATAGTTTAATCCGTGAATGTCTTCTCCCGGATCAATACCTAATTTATGATATAACTTGATTTCATCAACATTTTCTTCATCAGGTAAATATTTATCAGTAACAAATCCAGCAAAATCTTTGGTAGTCAACCCTGATTTTTCAAGAGATTCTTTTACCTGTTGAGCTTTAAAACCTAGATGATAGCGACCAGAAGTGCCGTCTTTAAATTTAAACGCACATGGCTCAAGATAGTCAAAGAAAGATTCCCATTTATCCAGCGACTGAAAATCTTCTTTTAATCGTTCATCAGACTTCACCCAAGTATTACCACTAAGACTAATGGCAGTACCTTTAATCTGAACAGTCCTGCCTCTTACATTTGTAACAGTATACTCTCCTTGGTAAGAATTAGCATATGGCCCAAAATATGCGGTATTGCTATTCTGTCCCCTTGAAACAATTGGGTGATAATTCTTATCAAGCCATAAACAGTCAATAATAGCATCTGAATCCAGGAAAGTGTATAATCTGAATTTATTAGCTTGTGCATTTCCCGATATATATACACTACCGTCTTCGTATATTATAAATGCTGATGATCGATCAGTATCGCTTGTACCATTGCCGACAATAAATATCTGGCGTTCCCATTTTTCTAACTCATCAGAACCGTTATCGATGACATTATACTTTCCAAACACACATTGACCATTTCTGTATGCTTCAACTCCTATACCAGCGGCCAAAGTTCCATAACCAGACATCGTCACGCTTTGACCTATTACACAATATGCACCTATTGCGAGTCCAAAATCTTTAACTCTATTATAAATACCAATAGCACAACCACCATCTATATAATTATTATTACCAATAGCTAATCCATAATAACCACTATTATCCGGTCCTATTGCTATATATGGATTGATATAATCTGTACTTTCTGAGCCAATACGCATTATTGGTTTTTCTGTTTGTGAGGTACAATACGAAAAACCATTAGTACCTATCAACGTATACGCAATATCTGTAAAACCTATCCTAGCTTGTTTACCGAATGATGCAAGTTTACCTATGGTTAATAATTCTTCATCAGATGTCGTAGGCGAAGTACCGAAGAACGTTACAGTCTTACCATCAGATCCGATGTCCATAACCGGAATATTACTAGGAAGAACTAAACGAGCGACAGCTATTCCACCAACAGCATCTTTTAAGAATACAAATACGTTATAAGACTTATCAATATCATCAGCACCATTTAACTGTTGCGGAGATGTTTTAAGGTCTGTCTGGACAACAGTTGTACCAAGTATACTTCTAGCATAGAAAAGACTTATAGAATTAGCTGCGCCAGCAACTGTCGTTTGTATAGTCGGAGTAAATGCTATATAAGCTTTCTCATTATTAGCATTTCTATATACTGATGCTTCAACTGTTGGTCGTACGTATTTATAAATATCTATCGATGTTGATGTGTCAGCTATATTACTTCTACTGTCTGCAACGTGAATGGTGATAGCTTTTTTGTATGTATCGGACGTACCAGCGTCAAAAACACCAAGATCAAACTCGACTTTAGTTGCAGCATTGCCTGCTACTGCACCCACACTTTTTGTATAGTTATTATCGCCGACACCTACCGTTACTGTTTGATCAGCGCCGTAAAGACCAGCTACATTAAATGACAGTTTATGCGATGTTATATTTGACACTGAAAGGTCGTTAAAATCATTTGTTCTAGTAATTGTAGCTCCTGATATTAATGGTTTTATAGAATCTGATATCGTAAGAGGTAATACTTTTGAATAAGTCATTTTACCAGTTGATGTCGCAACTATAAGTTTAAGTGTCCCACTCTTACTTTTTTTCATAAGAGGACCAAATTTTACACTGGTAGGAGTCCATGTGTATGTCAGGCTTGTTAAACCACTAGCAATTGTTTCTTTGGTAGTAACACCATCGCACGTAAACTCCCAACGGAATTTATATGTGACATCTGTCATGTCTCCACCAGTAGTCGACATTTGATATGTATACTGCTGATCTGTTTTTAATTCTGTAGGGCATCCCCAAAAGACATAATATCCTTTATCATCAGCCATGAGTATCTACCTCCTTTATGCTATAGTTATACTAAAATTACCATTTGGTCGTGGTGTGAACTGGAGATTACCTACTTTGAGAGAAGTATGTATTTCACCAGCGTTAATATTAAATGATTGACCTGTAATCCAAGCGGTAGCATCAGAATCAGGTGTTACTGCTGTTTCACTTCCGCTTTCACCTTTAAACTGAATAGCATCGTTACCAATTTTAACCTTTAAATCACTACTAGATTCACCAAGTATAATATCGCCATTTTTAAATGTGATATAGTCTTGGTGCTTAGCCACATTAGCTTCATCTGTACGTAAGATTTTATTCCAGTTAAACTGCCATCCGTTTATGTCTTGGATCATCTTTGTGCTACTCTCGATGTAAGCATTAACATTTCCAGCCAACGCATCTACTGATTTAGATGTAGCGTATGTACTATCTGCTGTAGCTACATCAAGGGTATCTTTCCAAATACCCCATTCTGATTCAGAAATGCCTATTCGATAATATACTTTACCTGCCATCTGAGCTCTTTGCTTAGGGTAACCGCCAGACTTATCATTCCAAGGAACAGTTGTTTCAAGAGTACAATACGTTTCGTTCTTTGGTAGACCGATAATATTACTATATTTAAATTCCGTAACAACTTGTCTTGGATAATTGGTCATATACCAAGACGGAGGTTGATTATCATTCTGATATGTTTTACTAACAGTTGAAGTTATACTGTCAGCAGATATCTTAATCTGAGCATCTGTATAAGCCTTTGCATCAGTTAATGCCGCATTTGCTTTGGTTGAAGCGTCGGTAGCCGCTGCGTTGATTGCTTCTGATTTAGCAGTTGTTACTTCAGTCTTAGTAGCACGAAGAGATATAGCATTAGCATTTTCCTGAATGCTTGTTTCTAATTGACCCATCGTCGTATTAACACCGTCGATAGCGTTGGTAAGTTCGGTCTTAGTAGCACGAAGAGCAATATCAGTTGAATTCTGTTCAATGTTAGTTTCAGCAGATGTGACTCTAGTTTTTACAGCATCGAGATCTGAATTAATATCTTCAGGAGCAGGAGTCCAATCAGTCGGTTTTGTAGATATTTCAACTTTTGGATGCCTTACACTTATTGAACCTGTAAAATCACGACATACAATAGATACACCTATCGATTTAATTTCAGTATCTTTAACTGTTACAATCGACGTATATCGTTTCCAATCAGCGACCTCTGTTGGCATTTTTTTACCTCCAAGTAAGTCGAGCCAACTTTGTGTGCCATCCGTGTAGCTAATTGATATTTCAAATCCGATCCATGGATTAGTGGTTCCGAATGTAATTTCTTCGTTAACCTTTATATCCATTGATAATGCCAACTTTTTTCCTCTAGCAGAAGATTTGAAGCTACTAGAAGCTGTACGACTAAGATAATTTTTAGGATCTCCACCGTTAAATGTTATAACTTCACCATCTTTAGTTATATTAGAACCGTCTGGTGTGTACTTACTAAATGCTGAATCTAGTATGTAATTTCTACCGCCGATTTCAATATTATCGATAGCATCTGTTACATCTTCGTTACTAGCTATTGTTTTAGAATTGATATTCAAAGTTGTAGCATTAATATTCAGATCACCTGTAACAGAATTAAAGTCAATATAACCATTCTTAGCCTTTAATTTCATTCCACCATCAGCATATATCTGTACCGGTGATTCATTAGTATCAGTTAAAGCACCATTACCAACACCAATACCAGTAGTAGAAATATAAACACCACTAGTAGGATCTGTGATTGAGGTTTTACCGCTATAAATAGCGTTATCCTTTAAAATAAACTGAGCGATCTTCGCATTGAAAGCTGACAGATCCACAACATCAATTGATGCAGCCTGCAACTTCATACCGTTTGCTTCAGCTACACCATTTGCGGTGTTTATAGCTTTAACGATTGAATCGGTACCATCCTCACTAGTTATAATGAGTCGGTTAGTCTTCAATGTACCAGCTGTAATAGTATCAGCGTTGATGGTTTTGATCTTAGCAGCTTCGATTGTCGCATCAGCAATTTTAGCGTTCGTTATAGCACCCTCATGAATAGCGGCCGCACCTATTGCGCCGTTTTTAATAATACCATTTTGAATCCATGTATTATTCACATTAGCGAGGTCAATGTTAGCATAATTAGCCTTCAGATACTCAGTGGTAATTTGTGATGCTGTGAGCGTATCTATACGTGCATTGGTTGCATCTAAATCATCGATAGACGCTTTCTTAGCTAAAAGCTTATCTATTTCAGCAGTTGCCGCATTTAAGTCTACGATGTTAGCTTTGTCAGCATCTAACTTTTTTATAGTCGCATCATATGCTACAAATTTATCAGTAATTAAATCTTTATAATTACCATAGTCTGCCGCCAAATTATGAATACTCGCATTAGTCGCTTCAAGATCTTCTATAGATGCTTTTTTAGCAACTAAGCTATTAATTTCAGCATAATCAGCGGTGAGCTTTTTTACATCAGCTTCATTGGCTGTTAATTTTTTATTAATAGTTACATTTTCCGCTTGAAGTTTTGAAATATAACCTTCGTTGGCCGTTAACTTTTCATTGATAGTTACATTATCAGCTGTAAGATCTTCGATTTTAGCGCTTTGAGCTATAAGTTCTTCAGTGGTAACAGTTACAAATTCGCCTACTTTGCTATCTATTGCTTTTAACTCGCTGCTACTTGCTGACGGAGATGATATATTGCCATTTACTGTCGCTGCATGATCTTTGATAGTTATCGTTACACGATCTCCATCTTTAACGCCGACAGTTTTTGTCATAGGGGTTAATAAGTCTGATCCGTCGAGACGTACCCACATATCTCCGTTGTAAGATACAGCTGTTCCGTATGCGGTCGTTTCTTTTTTAGACTTATTGGTATCATTTGTGATTTTTACGAATTGAGATATCAAATCACTGGACAAACCCATAATATATCACCTCCATAAATCAACAGTAAAGACTGCTTTTTCAGTTACAGGACAGCCTGGTTCGCATTTGATAGATTGACTAACGACCTTAGCCTTAATATTGGTCAGACCTGCTCTTGAATAATTAAGTCGAATACAATCACCTAATCGAACAGGGCAATAACCATGAGTATATGTTATAGAATATTCTATAGATGACAATTCTCTAAGGAGCTGTTTAGCGTAATCATCTATTTGATGATGTGTCGGATTTCCGATTGCACTTAAATCAGTAACTCGATGGACTATTTCTCGTCCACGATTAACAGTAGACGTTAAGCTATTAGCATCGTCATTAACAACTCTTGTATAATAGTAATCTCCACTATTAGAAGAATATATGACCTCTACAACATTAGGGATTCCGTATAAATCATGTTCCATGGTCAATTCTGGATATATAATCGAACTATTGTCATCATTATATGTCCAAACAGGCTGTAAAGAGGCCGTTTCCTGCTTAGGAGCAAATAGAATACGGCCCATTTCATCAAGATCAAAACGATATTTAATATTTGCTATAAGATCTTGTAGGAATGTCAACCAATTATCATCAGTTGATGCTACAAAATCAGCATACACATTAGTGTCATTAGAACCCTTAACAACTGGAGCTCTAACATGTTCTCTGGTCATCATATATGCATATTGCATAATATTCGTATCTTTCGGAATATAAAAGCCAAGAGGCGGTTGCGATTCCTTAAGTTCCAATAAAGGAGTATACGCCTGCATTGATACGCTACGTAATGCTCCGCTATACTTTGATGATGGTGTCTGCACAAGAAATGTACCTAAAGGAATCCTATATTTAACACCATTTTGAATTGCTATGAGATACGCTCTTATATAAGATTCTCCCGTCATGTTATCAACATCAATAGTAGCGGAACCTAATGTATCAGCATCGGAATCTCTAGTTATAGTGCACGAACGAACATTATCTAGCCTTTTATCGTCGCACCAAGTGCCAGGATCTACTATATAATATTCGAATGTTTGTTGCATAGTCGATGTCCAATCAATCATATTAAGCTCCTCCCTCTACTCTAGTTACATTAAGAGTAACCGGTATAGTAACAGCGCAATGCTTTTGACTAAACGATACTGTAACATTTGCCCAATATCCGCTACCTGATGGCTCTCTAACATAAACATCGCCCATCCATATAGACAGGCGGCGTAAAGCATATAATGTATTAATATCGTCTTTAGGTACTTCGACATTCCAAGTCGAGGTTGTACCTAGCTGTGTACCGTAATAGCTAACTGGATGAGGACGACCGATATATTCAATCAATTCAACATCTGGTTTGTTACTATCAGACACATCAATATTATATGGAAGTTTTAATAATGATCCAGACCATGGTTGATTTTCCAACGCATCTTCATTGTTTGTATCAAAATTTGACCAGGCTTCATTCCACTGAATAATAACTGCATTTTCACCTGTAGGGTAACCTGGGACATCATAAAAACTAACAGCACCAGTATCATTAGCTATAGCTACGATTCTATATCTAGCATAGTCTAAAGCTGGATGAGGATCGGTAGTAAATGTGCTTTTAGTATTAGATAATCCTGTAGCTAATTCTACGAATTTACCATCATATTCACGTCTGTAAACAGATAGCGTAATATTAGGAACAAGATTAGTTGTAATAGTCTCATTTCCTTTATCATCTACCTCTATAGTTTCCTCTTCACAATAAGGTCTTATAGAAGCGGTTAAAGTGTCAGGATCATAAGCTATTTCTGCATTTGGACCATACGTTTCATCAGCCCAATATACTGTAAATTCCAATGATGCAGACGCAGATAAGCCAGAATTCATAGATACTGTACAATTGACGGTATATGTCACATTATTTTCGAGATCTATATTATGTGCTGATAGTTCGACTAACAAAGTTTCCTTCGTATCAAATTGCTTAGAATATACAGTTTCCCCTTCGTTTATGATTGTTTGATTTCCGATTTGATCAACAGTCTCATATTGCTCGTTTGATACAATCTCTAAATTATATCCAATAGGAGCTTGGGTACGAGGACCTGCAATACCAGAAATATAAAAAGGAAAAGATCTAAGCGAACTAATTTCTTCTCCTGCTGTATTGGTCATTTTGATTGTTAATGTTGGAGGAGCATAAATGTCGACCGTTCTTTGTGCAGACCAATCACCATATTCACCAGTTATACCGGCAGTTCTGACACGCCATAATATTTTTGTGCCTTCGACATACACCGAGGTGTTGATAGGATATGAATATGTCTTTTCTTCGTCATCATCTGATACCGCATCAAATGGAGGATTTATTGTTTGTGTGACTCCATCAATAGTCAACTCTATTTCTGCATATTTTTGTTTAGATCCATCTTTTGCATTGTGAATCCAATACAGAGTTAAGGGTTCGCCAGTAATTGCAGTTGTTGTAGATGACCATGTAGTAGGTGCCGCTGGCTTTTGACCTAAAACAGCTGATTTTACACCAGTCCATCCAGATTTACCATTCTCATTTACAGCTCTTACTCTAAAGTAATAGGTGTTACCTGGCTCTAAGCCTACTACTTCACAATATTCTAAAGAATTAACGGTTACTGATTGAACTGCACTAGAACTGTCGAAATACCTTGAATCTGTTGTATATTCTACTTCGCAGCTTGTGGCATTGGTTGCTTTACCCCACTTAAGTTGTAATACTGTTTTCGACAAAGCTTTAATATATTCTATTTCGCCAGGCGTAGACGGAATAGTTCCAACATTATTCGAATACTCGGACCAGTCACTATACTCTTGTGACCTTTCATTGTAAGCTCTACAACGAGCTTTGTATTCACCGCCAGCCTCAATCTTACACGAATATGATGCAGAATTTTTAGTACGAGATAGTCCATCACTTTTGCTAAAGTTTACAGTATTATCTTTAACTATTTCAAAGAATACTTTACTTGCTAATGCATCATCATAATTATCGATACTTGCTGTGAGCGTGTATTTATCTATTTCAACAGTTGGTACTGGTGGCGTAGATGGTGGATTAGCGTTAAAGCTATATTTTTTCTCACTAGAATAGTCCGCAGTCCAATATACAACATCTTTTTTGTTTACTTTATGCTTCTTAGAAATAGGTTTAACTTTAAACTTAACTGAGCTAGCATTAGCTGGAGCATTATATACACTCTGTTTACTGGTTACATCTGAGATACTTCCTTCAAACCAAGTATTATTGCCTGGCACCCAGTAGTACCACGCACACTTATAATGATCAGTATGATCTTTAGACCAATGCCAAGTAGCAAATACCGTTCTATCGGTATCAGATTGAAGACCAAAATGTTTTATCGAAGGTTTAGAGGATGTAGCTGGCTTTGCTGCTGGTTTACTGTTCTTTACATCCATGTCAATTTTTTGACCTGTGTAAATAAGGTTAACATTATCGATATCATTAAGCTTTGCTACCGCATTCATGTATTTTGTTGTTTCAGCATAGCCAGAACCGTAACCATATTTAGTTTTATACTTCTCGCATATTTGTGATAAGGTATCACCTTTTTTGACTGTATAAATTTCTGCCAATTCTACATCCTCCTTTCTATTCTTGCTGCATCTATAAGTGATCTAACAGCTTCTGAAATACTGCTTCCGTCATCATATGTTATACCACCTATAGTGTATGAAGCAGCATCAATATTACCTACATCTTTACGAAGTTTATTAATAGCCTCTATGATTTCAACATTTCCTACATTTTGATTTCTGCGACTCATCATAGAACTTATAGCATTGACATTAGAAGTTACTCCAACAGTCTGCTTTCTATTGAATAAATCGCTGATTGTACCAGCTCCAGATCTAACATCGCTTAAATCAAGAACCGGTCTGATTGTAGGCTGCGCATCGATATCACTATCTACGACATCTGATAATCTAGCAATAGCACCAGACATAGCTTGTACTGCTGTGTCACCAGCATCATAACCAGCTGAATATACTTTTGATCCCATCTGACCAATACCTATGACAAGACCTTCACCAAACCAATGACCGGCTTGAATAGTAAGTTTAGATGGCGAATTTGACTTCTGTCCATCTTTTTCACCCTGTACAGCTTTTTGACCAAGCTTAAATGCAGCATTATATACTGCCTGTTGCTTTGCATTGATACCCTGTACAAGTCCAGAACCTAAATTCTTACCTGCCGATACCATAGAAGATCTTTTGCTTTTAACAGCACCGGATGCTCCCGAAACAAGAGTTTTAAATGCTGATGTTACAGATTGCTTCTTACCTGAAATTGCCTTAGCAAAAGATGATGTTAATGCATTAGCAGCTGACCTAACAGTATTTGTAGTGTTCTTTACTGCTCCAGGTACGCCAGACATAGCGGTTTTCATTGCTCCTGTTATAGATGATTTACCAGATCGGATAGTCAAATTTATGGTCTTCATCATTTTTGAAACGGCATTAGCTATACTTGTCATTGCGGAAGTTAATGATTTAGTGTTAATCGTAACGCCTGAAAGTTTTTTAAGGCTTGAAACTAATGTACTAAGTCCAGAACTTATAGATTTAAAGTTTATTCCTGAAAGTTTAACAGTCGAATTTGCAATGGATTTGATACTACCAGATGCACCTGATATATCTCCAATACCAGCAAAAGACTTGATTCCACCAGCTATAGACTTGAGTTTGTCGCCTATACCTTTTGGAATTTTAACACTGCAAAGTGTTCTGATTCCGCTTGCCAATTGCTTGAACGGACCAGCAATTGTTGATAATGATATACCTCCAACAAAAGCCCATGTGAATGATTTTACGCCATTAGATATACTCTTTAGACTTTTTTCTAAGCCTTCTGGTACTTTAATGCCATTCCATTTCTTAATAGCATCTGGTAATTTGCTAAGCGGACCAATTATTTCGCCAATAGACCAGCCACCAGCAAAAGCCCAAGTGAATGATTTTACACCATTAGATATAGATTTTAATTGACTGCTTATATTATCAGGAACCGTGATTCCGTTCCATTTCTTAATAGCATCAGGCAGTTTACCCAATGGACCGACTATTGCACTTAGTGACCAGCCTCCGGCAAATGCCCAAGTGAATGATTTTACGCCATTAGATATGGATTTTAATTTTGACTCTAAACCTTCTGGTATAGTAACGCCAGCCCACTTCTTAACTGAATTGGCCAATGTACCTAATGGCGCTGCAACGGTAGCTATAGAAGATGCACCTAATCCGCCAAATGTGAATGATTTTACACCATTTGCCAGTTGCTTTAATTGTGCTCCTATACCTTCTGGAACAACAACACCAGTCCATTTTTTTACCGAGTCTGCTAAGATGCCTAATGGACCTGCAACTGTTGATATAGCGTTTGCACCAGCTCCATCAAATGTAAAGGTCATAATACCTCCGGCTAATACACCCAATTGATAGCCCAAATTTTCAGGAATAGTCACGCCTGCCCATTTCTTAATTGAATCGGCTAAAATGCCTAAAGATTCCGCAACTGTTGAAATAGATAAAGCACCCAAACCTGATAAAGTGTTTAAAAGTGATCCTAGAGCGACTTCACCTAAAGCTGCTCCCATAGCAGTTAAACCTCTACCTATTTCATCCCAAGGCATTTCGCCAAATTTCTTTAATGCATCAGCAAGATCACCAAGTCCTTGGACTGCCAGTAGTATTGTTCCTGCTCCTAAAGCAGCGCCTAATCCTCCCAAATTTCCAAGCAATCCACTAATGACTGCTAATTCAGTTAGAGCGCCACCCATTCCGACTAATCCTCTGGCTATTTCTTTCCATGACATAGTACCGAATTTCATCAATGCATTAGCAAGATCGCCAAGACCTTGAACCATGATAAGGATCGAAGTTGCGCCTATTAAACCTGAGAATCCGGCAAGTTTACCTAAAAGACCTGCCACTACGCCTAATTCTACTAAGGCTCCTCCCATTCCGGTTAAGCCTCTGGCTATTTCTCCCCAAGATAATATACTTATTTGAGCTAAGGCATTAGCTATAGGTTGCAATGATTGCACCATAATAAGAATAGTTGCAGCGCCAATAAGACCCGATAAACCTGTAAGTGTACCAAGTAGTCCTGCCACTACACCTAATTCTACTAGTGCTCCTCCCATACCAACTAAGCCTCTAGCTATTTCTTCCCATGAAAGAGCTCCTATTTGGCTTAATGTATCTGCTATTGGTTGAAGTGACTGCACCATAATCAATATTGAAACAGAGCCCAATATGCCAGAGAAACCAGCTATTTTACCTAAAGCTCCTGCCACTATGCCTAATTCTGCTAGAGCTACGCCCATACCTGTTAAGCCTTTTATGATTGTATCCCATGAAAATGAGCCTATTTGACTTAATGTATCTGCTATTGGTTCCAATGCTTTAGTCATAATTACAACAGAAATTGCCCCAGCTATACTGGACATTCCTCCAAATTTGCCTAAAACAGCAGCAATGACTCCTAATTCGGCTAAGGCACCGCCCATACCGGCTAAGCCTCTACCTATTTCTTCCCATGAAAGAGAACCTATGTTCTTTAGCGCATCGGATATTTCATCCAAAGACTGTACCATGATTAGAATAGCTATAGCGCCAACAATAGAGCCGCCTTTTCCAAATTTACCTAAAATAGCAGCAACGGCTGAAACTTCGGCTAAAGCGCCACCCATTCCAGCTAATCCTCTACCTATTTCAGACCAAGACATTTTACCTATATCTGCTAGTGCATCAGCAAGGACTTTACAACTTTCAGCTATTATAATCATAGATAATACTGATTTAAGTGATACTTTAGTTTTACCTATCAGTTTCAAAGCTCCAACAAGTTCAGCTAAAGCAACACCAATGGTGACAAGTCCTTTAACTATATCCTTAAATCGTAATTCGGCTATGTCTTTTAACGCACTAGCTAATATTTTAATAGCAACAGCCATTGCAATCATTGCAAGTCCTGATTTAACAACGCCTTTAGAATCAAATTTTGTTAACGACTTGGTTAATGACTTAAAGCTTAAACTGAGCATGCCTAATAATGCGCCGATGCCTACAAGACCTTTAGCAACATCTTTTACATCAAGTTTGGCTATAGAAGAAAGTGCAGCAGAAAGTATACCTACTGCAACTGTGATACTTACAAGTGAAGCAATTTTGATGCCAGAAGTAAAAGATTCTAATGAATTATGAACTGAATCTAGAATATTAGAGAAATTATCTAACATTCCTCCTGATTTTTCTTTATCAAATAAACCATCAATTATATCTTTTACTTTACCTATAAGATCTGCTAATTTCTTAAATGCTACAAATATTCCGCCACCAGCTAAACCAGCGAATATGTCACCTATGGATACATTTTCTTTAATCCATGTAAAGGCGGAAGAAAGTTTATCTTTAATCCATGTAAATACAGGTTTAAGAGCATTACATACTTTAGTAAATGTGGTTGATATCCATTTACCAACTGTTGATAGAACATTACCAAAATTTTTCAAACCGCTAACTGCTGAATCTAAAAACGTTGATATCACAGAAGATACTTTTGAAAATCCTGAGGTAATTTTTGATAAAAATGCAGAGATACCACTAGTATTAAAGCCATTATCTAAAGTTGTAAAGAAATCACCAACTGTTGCTAGTATTTCAAGCAAAGAATCTGCTAAACTGTTAAATCCTTTAGACTGCGATAATTCATAAAATGGCTTTATAAGAGCTACTATTGCTTTTTTACCAATATCAAAAATAGCAAATACACCTTTAAAAATCCTTTTGACTTTATCGGCTCTTTCTTCGCTTAGCTTCATTTTTTCTGTAAGCGCTTTCAGATTTTCGGTAAATTTTATTAACTGTTCAGATGTAACAGATGGAAATATCTCTCTGAATGCTTCTTTAATAGGCTTAATTACGCTCATTAATCCTTCAAAAGCATTTGTTAAGGATTCAATAAGATCGTCACGACCACCGCCTTTAGCCCAGCCTTCGACCATCTTATTACGAGCGTCTGATGATTTGTTGATCATATCGCTCAATGTGTCTGATACATCAGTCCAAAGACCTTTCGCCTCTTCGAAGTCACCGATTATTAATCGCCAAGTTGTAGTCCAACCAGAACCAGCGGCTTCTTTTAATGTATCCATCAACTGTGTAAATGTCTTAACTTTAGTTGCAGCTTCACCAGCAGTTCTAGCCATATCAGCCATCTGCTTAGCTTGTTCCTTTGAATATCCCTGTTTCACAAACTTTGCTACTGCTGCTTCGTACTCTTTTTCTGTATCTGCGGCAGTTGAGAATTGATCAAGAGTTTGTGTAAGAACTTCTGTTGTTAGCCAACCTGTTCTTAGTGACTCTCTAAATGAACCTTTAGCACTAATGGCCGATTTTGCGCCTGTTTTTAAATGCTCAGATGTTCGTACAAGAGCATCCTGAAATACTTTACCGCCCATACCAGCATTAACTACTGAATTCCAGTCCTGAAGCTTAACAGAACCTGAAGCGATAGCCTGCGATAATTGATACATTGCTGTTGAAGCTTGCTGAGAGTTCGAACCAGAAACAGCTGCAAGGTTGGCAATACCTTTGATAGCACTAACTGAAGTTTTAAGTTTAACGCCAGCAGCAGTAAAGGTACCAATGTTACGAGTCATTTCAGTAAAGTTATAAATGGTCTTATCCGCATATGTATTAAGTTCATCTAAAGCCTTATTAACGATTTTAACGTTTGTACCTTCAGATTGTGTGTTGGCCAATATTGTCTGAACGGCATTCATCTGAGTTTCATACTCTGCAAAACCATCTTTAATCGGATCAATCGTAAATGCTGAAACTAATCTTTTACCAGCGTTTACAGCTGAATTTGCAATATTAGCGAGAGCGGTCACGCCAGCAACTTGCAAAGCTGAGAATCTTGCTTTTACAGTTTCGACACCTTTTCCAATACCTGACATGTCGCAATCTTTAGCAGCAGCATTAACTGACTCTAAACCTTTAGCTGCACCATCGAGATTTAAACTTCTTTTAAGCTTTTCGAGTGTTGACATAGAAGTCTGAACACCACTTTCAAACTGTCTATTGTCGAACTGCATCTCTACGACTCTTTTATCAACTACTTGACTCATATCTTGGTAACCTCCTCCCATGCTTCGTTTGCGATTCTATCAAAAACAGGCTGGATAGCAGGATTGATATAATCTCGCCCCTGCACCCAACCTCCGTTACGAGTTCCATGCCCATACTGTAAAATAATAGCAATTGGAACTCCTTTATTAACATTTGAGTTATTAAATGTTATCGAGACAGATCCATTTTGATGTTCTATCTCGTAATACCAGGAGTTAGCTGTCAAGCCCGTCCGTACAGGTGTTGCAGACGAAAGGGCGGCCACTCCTTCTCGACCATATTTGTCGAGATCGCCGATACGAACAGCTTCCTTAGCTCTTTCTAAGAAACTGGTGAGTTTAGAAAAGTCACCCTTTTGTCTGAACGTTATCATACGAAAACCCCTTATATATCTACGACTTTAAAAGCCGTTCTTTTTCTTCTCTTTAATAAGTTTAGGATAATTTATGTAAGCGTAATTCAAATCTACACTACCATTAATACCCTTAACTTTTCCTTCACAAGAATACTGCCAAAGCCCGTACTCTCCTTTATAGGAACATTTATCGCCGTATTGCGCGATCCAACGAGCTTTGGTGCTATACCATTTATCAGTAAGGTATGTAGTATTCCAGTGTTTACTAGCATAAATACCTACCCAATAACCTTTAGATTCGAGAATCTCTACAAACCTTTTAGCTATTTGCAGAATCTGCTTTTTGCTACATTTACCAGTAGTATTCGCATCCTCTAGATCATAATAGATAGGATACTCTGGTTTGCAGCCTTTTAATAAACGAAGCACATGCTTTGCTTCCGATTCAGCGTCTTTCACGCTCTTTGCATAACTATAAATATAGACACCGTAAGGCATTCCGACTCTTTTACACTCTTTTACGTTTCTAGTAAAATATTTGTCATCTTGTTTCGTGTCGTCATGTCCATAACCACAACGAAGAATAGCAAAATCAATACCTGATGACTTTACTTTGTCCCAATCGACTTTTCCTTGCCAAGCGGATACATCTATACCTTTTCTCATATAACTCACCCTTTTGTATTAAGTTGTTTTCTACGAGATTCATTTAACGCTGTGTTTCGTTCCATAATTTCGCGTCTACTCATTTTCTTTGCTGGTTTGTTCTTAATATTGCATACTCGTATCAAAGTAAGTAGACGATTGAGATGCCATTTCTGACATTCAAATGGGATGTTTAATGATATCATCCAATAATATACAAGTTCTGATGTTACTATTTCTCTACTAGGTCTACTATTTCTCTCTTTTGAAAAATAAGTAGCAGTCATAGGAGCTGAAATATAATCACGAACTTGATATATGTTTTCTTGTGTGAGGCATTTATACACCTCTGGATTAACATTTTGTGTAATTGTCATACACTTTATATAATCAATGGTTTCTTCTTCGGTTAAGTCTTCGTCTGAAAGAAACGGCTTACACCATTTAGATTCCCATTTTGAAAGAGAGACGAGTGAATGCTCAAGCTGTAATGTCGTTTCTTTTGTATACACAAATTCCTGTTTAGACTCGTCCCATTCTTCTGTAGCGGGAACAGTTATTTGAAGCATTACTCGACCCTCCTAATTTTCAATTTTATTCTTTAACTTTAAGGCTTGGTATATCCTTAGCTGCATCGGCAGGAATAACAGATGTAATGAATTTTGTAGCCGCACTGTCATCGCTTGTGAGCTTAGTGAGAATAGCATCATACATTGGAGTTTGAGTAAATTCCAAAGTGAGTTCATCAGATTTAATAAATCTTCTACCGTCAGCGCTTTTAACACCGTAAGCCTTCTTGACAACATCCTTGATAAATTTGTAGATACCTTTATCGCCGAGTTTATCAACAACATGATTTTCTTTAACTTCACCAGTCTTTTCATCTGTAACGATTACGCCGTCTGGCAAATCAAGAGCAATGTCTGCTAATTCATGTTTTGCGAGGTTGAAATAAACATCCTCTGTTTGTTCATTTCCGTTGAAGTCTGTATAAGTAATTGTTTCTTTTAACATAATAGTTTTCTCCTTTCAAATGAAAACGGAGCCGCCAGCCTAGACTGAGTACGACTCCGAAAATATAAACGTTTATTTAAGATTAGCCTGCTGCTGCCATGAGAGTGGTAATCTCATCAGGAAGAGGAAGTCTTGCTTCTGTATCTCCTGAGCCATAAAGAATATCTTCAAGTTTCTTAAGTGCAGTAGGATCAGCTTTAGTAGAATCAATTGTAATTGATGCTGTCGGCTGACAACCTTCTTTTGATACAGCTACTGGAGTTGTGCTGATTTCCCAAGAGAAAGTAGCAGCTTCTGGACTATCATTAATTGTCTCGAAAGCTTTCTCTGATGGAGCCGCAAGAGCACCGTAAACGATATGAAGCTTATAGCCGTGATCATTACCATCAACATCATTACCAAGAGTTGTTCTGTAACAGAGGCCAAATGCTTTACGCTTCTGCTGACCAACAGTTACACCAGTTGCAATTGACTTTGAGCCATCACATTCTGCAAATTCTTCTGGATAAGTGTAAGCTTCAATAGTAGCCTTAAATTCCTCAACTGACATGAGGTTAAGGTATTTAATATCATCAGCATAAAGCGGTTCAGGCTCTGCACCTTCTGGACTTTCTGATACTGATGTAAGACCATTCCAAGCTACACCTTTTGGGTATGTACCGCCAGTTGCCTGTGGATACAATACGCCCATTTTAACGCCGGCTTCATAAAGACGTTCACCGGTCTGATCCCAAACAAGTTTAGACATGTTTCATTCTCCTTTTAAAAATATAGTGTAAATACATCGTGATTAATATTATCTGATGTGAAATGTTGATTAAATCTGCATCGAGGAAGTTTTGAAACCCTTTTAACTATTTCACTATCAGGATTAAAATCCATCACGGTTATTTTGTATTTTAGTGATTGATTGTAAACTGAATCATTAGCAAATTTATTGTTAATATCATCAAGCTCATATACAATCGCTGGGTATTGCATCTTTACTGATGCAGGGGGTTGAAAGTATACATTTCGTGAACCTAATAACTCTTCGAGTTTAGTCTGCAATTCAAGCCTGCTCGCCATTATACACACCCCCTACAGTCAGTATGAGTCTAGGGTACTTAACTTCGACATTTGTTATCTTCCATTTAGCACCCATAAACTCGACGTAACGCATTAAGTGAAAATTCTGATTGGCAAATGGATCAGCGACAATACTAATTTCATTAGCGATATTAATATTGTCATTGAGCTGGCTGGAAGATTGTAACATACGAGTATTACGGCCTAAATCACCAAAGTAGCTACGCTCAGTAATCTGTTCTTGCCATACTCCCGGATTAGTTTCCACTGTCTCAGCATAGCCTATCTTTCCATAAAATTTTGCCATTTTGAAATTTCTCCTTTAATTAGCCTGCTACCTGCTCTCCAGAGTCTGATGAGCTAGCCTTAACCGGCTCTTCGATAGCGATAGCTGAGTATACTCTTGTAAGAGCACCTGAGCATCTTGTTTCAAGCAATGACTTCTCCTGGTTGAAGTCAATATCAAATTGTGTAAAGTGAGTGATTTCGCCACCCTTTGTAGCGCCAAGAGAATAGTCTGAAAGGTTTGCAATGATAGCAATAAGCTTCTTAGAGTTACCATCAGAAGTCTTTCTTGTCTTACCTTCAAACTGCTCTGCTGTAATAATAGAGCCAACATTAAGTGCTGAAGCAAGTTCTGCCTTTGAAGAGTAAATTCTTCTACCGTTAATATCACGAGCAAGAAGCATTACATTAAGCATGTGTGGTGTGCAATAAAGATCCGGTGTGCCTGAACCCTTATAGTTTTCTCTTGAGTAAAGAACAGTGTTGATCATAGCCTCAGCATAGATATAGTTCTCGCCGAAGTTAGCGCCAGTGTTTGTACCCTGAAGCTCCTTCTTAGCAGCGTCGATATCAAGATCAACGTGAATTGTGTAGAGATCATCATCGAGCCAAATTGGACGAATATGCTCTGGGGCAATCTTAGCTTCATCACCATCATCACGGCCATCGCCGAGCATAATAGCTGTAGCAAGTTCCTCGTTAAGCATCATTCTATCGATATTGTAGAGATACTGAACATAATCGAAATCTGTAATATCAATGATATCGTCTCTGTGAAGAGCATTCTTTACATAAACAGTCTGAGGGTCAGTTGTTCTTCTTACAAGCTTAAAGTTGCCTGTCTGAGCCTTCTGCTTACCCTTCTTATAACCTTTTGCTCTGAGAGTATCAATATTACGAATGTCAACCTGACTTGTTCTGATTCTTGAGATAGGACTCTTATGTACCTTGCTCATAACGAGTGAAATCCAGCCCTGATCATTAGTAATGAGTTCTGGAGCACCCGGTCTTACTTCCTGATACTCAGGGAAGAGCATTGTAACATTGCCTTCACCTGTCTGATTGAAACCACTGCTGATTGCATCGTGCTGAAGATTATTATCATCTGCATAAGCTTCGAGAGCATTCTGGAATGTACCAACATTGCTCTGCTTAGCCATAGCAATAATGCCTTCCTGATCAGCGTGTGTGATAACGTTCTTCTGATAAACTTCGTCGTTGTCAAATACGTTGTGTTTCATGTCTTCATCGTCTCCTTCTGAATTATCTTCGTTGTCGGCATCTTTATCTTCAAGTACCATACCGATCATTGCATATACGACATCCTTCTGTTCATCCGTGAATTCGTCGAATACGTCCTGTACGGTCTTTTCCTTATTTTCTTCTGCCACTGGTTTTTCCTCCTTTGCGGCTTCTTTTTTGGTTTCGTCTGGTTTCTTGTCATCATCAGAGTGTGAAAGATCAAGCTCTTCGCCAGTATAAATAATGGCTTCTTCGTCTGATTCTTCACCATGACTCATTACAGCGTCTATGTATGCGCCAGGATTTGCTCCGGCGAGAACAAGACTAACTTCACGAATAGCGCCATGTAATACATCGCCACCCTGCTGCTTAAGCTGATTAGCATAGATAGACAATGCTGTTACGTCGCCATGCTGAACTAAAAGCTTTGCATTCTGTCCAGCTTCAGTGTCGTTAAATGTGCAATACGCATATACACCCTGATCACGCTCTTCCAATAAAGCATGACCGAGTACATTCATTGAGTCATTATGCTGATGATTCCATACAAGAGGAACTGTCTGTCCGTCATTATGCTTAAATGCACCTTTACGGATTGTTCTTCCGTCAGAGCACTTAAGGTCATTTCGGGTAGCCCAGCCACTGAAATCATACTTGCTCATTTTGAATTTCCTCCTTGATTATTTGAGATCGCTAACTTTCATATCAGCTAAATTTACTGGTTCACTTGGTTCTTCTTCAGCTTCATCAGGAACCTCCTCTTCCGGATACATCTGCTGATCTTCCATCGGTTGACTAATGTTACTATTAATAAGCTGGTCAGCCTTTGGATCATCTGATGGTTTCATTCCTATCTTTTGTCTGATTTCGTTAGATGTCATTATCTCATTTCGAGTAAATTTATCTGCAATTTCAGCGATATCAGATACTGGAACAAGACCAAATGGATCTCTAAAGTAAGCGATAGATTTGTTTTGCGAACGAGCAGTCTTAGTGAGAAATTTACGTTTCATTTCATCAACAGCTGCCGATACAATCGGTTCAATTGTTCGATTGTAATAGTTAAGCATTGTCTTCTCGTCTGCTGTGCCATCTAATACTGTCTGAGTGATACCTAACTGGCTGTATAGCATACTCGTTAAGTATTCAATCTGCTTCATTAGATTGTTATCAAGCGAACGATTCAACTGTGTTACATGTTCAGTAGCATCAGTATAGGCAATACCATATTTAGATCCAGCTAACTGACGTTCAATATCTTTACGTCTATCTTCGGCCTGCTTACGTCGAGCTTCTGATTTGATAGTGTATGGTAGCTGAATGATTAAATCTAATTTACCAGCACCGCTTTGTTCATCTATTGCATCTAATAGATTCAATTTTCTGATAAGTCGTTGCATGGTTGAGTTACGTTCATTGATGACCGCATATAAAGGATTTTCAATAATCGCAACTGTTTTCTTAGGAAGCAATACTTCTTCCTTTTTACCTGTTTGTTCATTGTATAATCGAATTCGCACTTTATCTGGATACCAGTCTAGAATCTTACCTGTTCGCATTGTCAAGATGTCATAGCTACTAGTAACTTTCGGATTAAGTGTAGTATCTGTAGGGACAATTGCTATACAGCCTTCATCAAGCATTGACATGAATACATCCTGCAAAAATGCTCTACCGGTTTGGTCAATATTAGCCTCTACTGTGAGGCAGTTATTAAGACCGGAGTCAATAGTATTAACATATCTTTCATCATCGTCGAGTTGGACATGTTTGATATCGATTTGAGCTGCATCCATAGCGATTCGATTATATACTGAGGTAACAATAGATTTTTCATTACCTCCGGAGAAACGAACTCTATCAGGTCGATAAGAATAACTAGCACCGAAATCTCTAAAATTAGTATTAGTAGGGTCTCGATTCATAAAAGCGTTCCAGCCATGTTTAAGTCTGGAAATTAATGTATCCGCCATTTTGAATTTCTCCTAACGTAAGTATTTTTTAGCAATACTACGACCTTTATCGATTTGCTTCTTTTTTCTCTTTGTAAATACATACATATTAAGTCGGCCTTCGTCATTGTCAATAGTAATTTCTTTTTTACCAATTTTTAAAGAACCACTATAATATTTATAATCTTTGGCAGATTTAGCACCCTTGCCAATGCTTACACCTTTAAAATTATTTTTTTTATTATGTCCTTTTTCGGTTGTAAGTAATGTTTCACCTTTTTTGTTTTTAAAATCTGTCCATTTTGTTTGAAAGCCATTTTTAGCATCTTTCGAACTATTTTTATAAACATATATCATTTTTCCGCTCTTACCCATGTATTTGCGTAAGTATTTGCTATGATATAGCTCGTCTGAACCATTAGGGTTAAAATAAAAATCTGACATTGGTTTTTAACCTCCTTTTTATAGATGAAATTACCCCGTATTATTTATTCAAAAGCATCTTTATTAAGTTTAAAAGCCACATAAGCGTCCAACATAGCTGCTACGGCGTCAATCTTTTGCTCACGTCGCTTTTTAAGTAGTTTCCTATTTCCGTTAGTATCTTCAAGAGTAATACAGTTACCCATAGCAAAAGTCATAAGCTCTTCATCAAATAGTAACTTTCTCTCTTCAGCGAGTTTCTTGAGTTCGCCTAACGGAACAGATTCGGTTTTCACACCTTGTATAACTTTTTCGATTCCAAATGGTCCGTTTTCAGTTTCCCATCTAGCTACAAATTCTTTAGCGTTATATGGATCAAAGCCAAAGCAGCGTACATCATATTCAGAATCAAGAATAAACTTATCGAGATCGTCATAAACCTCCATCATATCTAATACAGTTCCATCGAGAACCATTAGACTTCCTTCTTGCATGAATTGATCGTACTTCATTCGCATAGCTGCTGGTAACTTCATAAGAGTAGACTCTGAAATATAGTTCCGAGTCTTAACACCGAAACAACCATTTGATAATGGGAATAAAAAAGTAAAAGCGCAGAAGTCATCACCTTGTGAAAGGTCTGCTCCTAGCGCACATGGCATTTGCCAGAAATCTCTTCTTCTATGTGGAAGTGTCTCTTCATAAGTGAAATAGTATGTATAACCTTCCATTGGAATTCCGAAACGTTTTGCTAAAATATCATTTCTAGTTGCAGGAGCATTCTCGGCTCTGTCAACATCCAATTGATACGTTTCATAGCTAACAGTCTTTCCAAGATTCGGATTGGCTTTAATCCACATGTCCGGATCAGCGACCTCATCTACAGAATCTAGCTTATAATACCAGATAGATACATGAGGGTTAACATAATCGCCTTTAAGGATGTCCATTAACTCCATTTTGATTGTATCGCCGCTACCGTTACGAACAGTACCTTCAGAACTGATTGCTACTATTAAATAGTCATCGTTCTTAGAAGCACCTTGTTCAATAGCACCGATAACATCCTCTCTGATATCGCCAGAAAGCCATTCATCGACTGTCGCTATCTTACATCGCAACCCTTGAAGCTTATCGATACTCATAGGTCTGATCTCAAGGAGAGATCCGGTTAAGAAATTCTCGACACCCTTCTTGGTAGAAGCGAGTTTTACACGATTCGACTTGGAACCTGTGGTGTTTTGTAAGGAACCTTCTGTGAGGAACTTAAACAACGGTCCTCTAGCTCTGGTTATAGAAGTTCTAATCGGTGACATTACTTCCTCAGCCTGCTTCATGGTCGGGGCTGTCGTTATCTGATGTGTGGTAGATGTATCAACGTTCAAGAAGAAGTTTTGAAGACATGAACCATACATAGACTTAGCCGCGCCACGAGCGACTATTAGATATTGCTTATTGACAAGACGTTTCTTAACGGACTTTTTAACATAGTGTCCGCCATGACCATCGGGAGATGGTTCATAGATACTTCTTTCAACAAAATAATACCATCCGAATATCTGTTCAGCCCAAAGCTTAAATGAATCAAGGAGATGTAAGTCTTCTCCATCGGTTAATGTGAGTTCTTCTTCACAGTAATCGATAAATCCATTTACAGCTTCATCATCATAGTAAAGACCAGGATTAGCTATGTTATCGTCAATACGATTCATTTCCATAGCAATCTCTTTACATACTGGTATTTCGCCTCTCAATACGGCATCACGAAACTGGCCGTAATAGATAGGGACGGCAGTGTTTGATAATGCCATAATGTTACTCCTTTAGTTATTTATTCTTAGGCTTTGGTGCCATATACTTAGCAGCTTCAACTGGATCGAAATGCTTTGTCAAGGCTGCTTTAATACCATATATTGCAGCTCCGGCGATAACTGTTGTTGCTACTTTCTTTCCGACATTTTTCATAACTTCGGAAGTAGCTTTTCTGCCAGGATTAAGATCCTCATCGGTTAAATCCTTCAGACGCTTCTCCATCTGCATACGCTCTATACGCTTTTTTAGATCAGCATCAGATAGTGTTCTTCGATTTTTGGAAGCGGTCTTTCGATCTTTCCTTTCAGCCTTATTCTCAGCCTTAGCTTGTCTCTTCCTACCAGCATTTGTGAGTGAGCCGTCTTTGTTCTGATAACGCCTAACACCCCACTTCATACCTAAGACTCCATGGTGGTATAACTCATCTGGATATTGTGGATAATAAAAATCTGACATTAGCCATCACCTCCATTTTGAATTTCTTCATTGGTTGGCGAATCACCGATAATATGCAAACGCCACTCCAATTCTTTGATTTGGTTATTCTTAGCTTCCAATACTGAAGAGCTAAGCGGAGGATCAAACAAGAGACCGACTCTCAAATACATATACGTCTTAACAGCCTCGATCTTGGTATTATCACCCATGAAATCAGACCATATAGCTGTACTATCTTGTATTGAGAAACATTCGGAAGGACCAACACCAAGCTGCCATAAAATCATGAACACGGAGTTAATATGTATGATAATGTCTTGGTCAAAGTGTTCATAGTCTTCGGTAATACCAAGCATCTTCTTAACTGATGTCAGTATACTCTCCATGACGATTCTCCTTATTCCTCAGCAGCTACTAAGCCGATAAACTGTTTCATGCTGAAACCTGAAAGACTACCGTAAACTACTTCATAGAAGTCGCTACCTGGACATTCGTCGATGATTTCAACTTCTTCACCAACCGGAATAGTTCCGAGCGATTCAGATTTGATGTCTGCTGAAGCTCTAATGTTAAGACTTCCACAGTCTTTAACAACACCGACCTTCTTGATTGGGATGTCTTCTTCTGGCTTAGTCTCTGTAACTTCAGGTTCTACCGGAGCATCGATAGTAGGCTCTACTGCTTCAGTAACTTTTGGTTCTTCTACCTTTTCAGGTGCAGGGGCTTTTGTCTTTTTATTAGACATACTGTTTTCCTCCTTTTAGTGTCGCCATGGACACGTATCATTTTTACTTCGAGCGATTGGATCTTTGACTAGTAAACTCTCATCGCTGAAATGAATTGCATCATGTGTATTCTTGACAGTGCATATAAGATTCTCTGGATCAAATAGCCAACTACTTCGATTCACTATATCTTCCATGGTAATAGGATTTATATGGTGAATTAAAATACGACCGTAAATCTCTCTGCCTTCTACAGCGAGATCACAGCCGTTATCACGAATAATAATTTGGTCTCTGGTACGCAACCAATCTTGAGTTTTATAGAAAGTTTGGTTTAGATATCGGTCAAATCCAAAGGTCTCTTTACCGACAGTTCCACCTAGTTTTAAATACTCAAATCGCTCTTCAAATGTTGGCAAAGTAATCAGTTCAGAATATGTTCTAATCTTCATCTGGTTCACCTTGCCCGTTATATCTTCGCATAGCTGAAAGAGCTTCTGCATACAACTCCTCAACTCTCTTCTGAGATTGAAGACTTTCTGTTTTAGCTCTAAGCAACTTGTTTTCTTCTTCAAGTTTTTCTCTCTCAAGTCTCTCTTTTGATGAGCCTAACTTGAGGAAATGCGTTATAACCTGAGAAGAGGCAGTACCTTCTTCCAACTGCCTTTCTGCTAAATCAACCGCCAGATTTATCATCTGATTTTCTCTAGCATCTGGAGTCATAGCAGGTCTTCTAGTTCGAGATGATTTAGAAGATCCTTGTGTAGTGGATTTTGCCATTGGTTACTGCCTCCTTTCATTTTGAATTTTGCATAAATTAATTATGCGGTCGGGCCTTCAATACCGACATCTGCTAAACGATCGCCTTCACCAAGACTATCGACCGGTACGATCTGAAGTGTACTCCAATCATAATCAGCAGTGCAGAATATTGCATATTTATAAGTTTTTATAACATTACCTTCTTTATCGGTAACAGTATTTTCTGGACTAAGAATGCAATAGCCATCTTTTGCTTCTAGAAAATACCATTTACCATTTAATCTTGGAGTTACCGTTACTTTATCAGCATAAAGTTGTGTAAATTCTTCGATTGTCATTTTATTCATCTCCTTTCATTTAGTGTATTACCCATCCAGATGGCACTTTTGCTAATTGCTCATCTGTAATTTTATCTAATATATTTGGTTTAAATGTTATAGCTTGTGATTCAGTTACTGGTAATAAATTAGATAAAATCATATCAACTGTCTTATCATCAAGAGGACACCATGAAAAATCAAGAGATATCTTAATGGATGTAATCAAGTAGATAGTTGTAAGATTTCGGCATTCGTAAAAAGTTGATAATGCTGATGTACATTCGCTTAAATCTAAACATGGAATATTTATTGTATTAGATGAAATATCAGTAAGTTTTACGCAATTATAGAACATTTCATCTATATTTTTTGGTTTATATCTATCAGACGATGCTATGTTACAAAAAGTCATCTTAGAACAATTTTTAAAAGTTTCAGTAAAATAATTACTCGATAAAACTATTAATGGCAAACTTGTAAAATCACAATTAAGAAACATGCGCGTAGCATTATCTATGTATAAACTCTTAATAGGTACTATATTTTGTTGTAGCGTATCTACATCTTTACGCATATTTGATGTATACTTACTTGCATTGTCTATATCATATCTTATATTTTTTATAGAAACATTATTTATATTATTTATGTCTGATCGTATACTATTAAGTGACGTATCTACATTATTTAAATGACTATTTATCGACTTAAGTCTATCAGTTATCATGTTATTAATAGTTGATTCGTTTATACTATTCTGTAAAATGAGTTTGATAATATTGTCAGTCGGTAAAAAACTACTGTCAATCTTCTTAATATTATTAATTGTTAAATCTTCTGGTCTATATTGTTGGTCTATAATTGCATATATTCCTGGAGATAAGGTAATATCAGGATCTTCTTGTGCTTTATACTCTTTATATATAAAACATATACCATCACCTAATATAGCTTGTGTATCTTCATATATATTTTCCGGTACGTTTCCAGTTCCATCATCCACAGTTAATGTCATATAGACATCATTCGGATCTCCAGGGTAAACACTGCCATTACCAAAATCGACCCACATTGGTATATCACGATGTACTTCATCAGGATCCTCTTCAGTTGGTAATAAATTACGTATAGATATAGTGCTAACACTTAATGCATCTATTGAAATAATGTCATCTGATAACTTATATATAGAGTTATCGCTATCTATAGACGCAACTGGAGACTTATAATCATCTTCTGTGAACGTATACTTTTGAAGTTTATTGAAAAAAGGACGATTCTTAATATAGTCTGCTGCTGTTTCGCTATTTTGATTGTAATCAGCCTGTACACCGCTATACTCTGGATCACTAGGTATAATGGGCGCTTGAATACACTTCAATCCTTTAATAACCGAAAATGTTTCACATCTTTGACTATGCCATACTTGAGACGTGTACCCATCAATATGTTCTTTCTTTACACAAACTATAAATACGAGATCGCCTGCTACTTGTGTAGCATCATTAGAAATTGTCCAATCGAAATGCATTATATTAGAGTCATTACCATCAACTACTACGTTTTTACAAGTGTAACTTCCTTCATGACCGTCTGATCTCTTATAGTTGATTGAAACAATCATTTCACTTAAATCATTACCATCCCAATATCGTGGGCAATCAAACGTTACAGTTTCAATATTATGGTCATACTGAACTGCTGCGTTTTTAAGTTCATCTGGTATTGTTATTGTTCTATCGCTATTAATGATAATGTGCGGTTCTTCTGAATTAAGTGATGAAAATAGTTCTTCTGCTGTAGCCATTATCCAACACCTCCTAACTGACGTTCCGTAATAGTTCGAGATGGTATACGATAATCACCTTTACGACCTTCTACCGAAATACTATAACTTGAACCTACTAGAACTTCTGCTGGAATATCGCATGAATCGTTTT